TCGCCAGCGTGTCCCGGACCGGAGATGTCTGTCCTGCCGCAAAGTATTCGCGCCGCCGAGCCGTTACCGGTTCATGTGCGACTGGTGCGTTGAGCACGCTTAGATCGTCGCCAGCGCCTCCTTAAGCGCGTCCCAGTTCACGCCTGCCGGGTCAAACCCGTTCGCGCGCATCCAGTCCGGCGATAGAAGCGCATAGGCTTCCTCGCCGTATTTCTCCCACCAGTTCCATGTCATTTGCTTGAGCGCCCCCCAGGTGACGCAAATCGGGCCGGTGGCGTTGTATCCGACGAGCGGGACGCTGTGGCCGCCCCATGAACCGACTGGGTCCGAGGTTGATGACCAGACATCCTCGTTCTGCGCGGAGAGCGGCAGGCCGACGCCGGCATAGGCGTTGCCGAACGTCGCGATCGCTCTGCGCAGTTCCGCAACCGTGCGCAGCCTGGCGAACGCGCTCAGCGTGTCTGGCCCCCCGTCAGGCGTCTGAACGCCAGCCGTGCGCCAGTATTGCAGCGCGGCGAGGCATGTCGAGCCCTGGTCGGTGGCCGGATCGCCAGGTACGTAGCCAGAGAATGCGCTGTATGCCGCAACTACCTGATCGGTGGACATGACGATCGGCGCTGGATCGGTATAGGCCGTCCACTGCTCGATCGCGTGCGCTATGGCTGCGGCAGTGCAGTCACCGATTTGGTCATTGCCCATCATGCCCCAGTCTGCCGGGACGCGCGAATACCAGTCCACCACGTCCGGGACGACGGTCGGTATCGTCCACACGTCGGCCAGCATCGGGATGCGCGGATCTGGGGTTGCGCGGATGCGGCCTAGTTTCATCATCGAGTGGTCGGTCATCTTATTGCCTGGCTGTGCTAATGGACCAGTTCGGGTCCGCCTGATATTCCGCCGTGTTGGTGTAGGGCAGCCCCTCGGCCTTCGCCTTCGTTAACGCCGCGCCGGTGAGCACGTCGGGGCCACCGTCCGGCGTCGGCATACCGGACATCCGCCAGAATCGCAGCGCGTCCGAAATCAGGCCGCCGCGATCGGTGGACGGATCGCTTGGACGATAGCCTGTCACGGCGCTGTATGCGCTGATCACTTCTTCGTCGGACATAACGACCGCATCATGGTCAGTGTATGCCGTCCGCGGCTCGCGGATTAGGCCGAGTTTCATCGCGGAATGATCGGTCATAACGCCTTCTCCTCTCTGCCGCACCGCCAGGATGCAAGCCTATAAGCTGGATGGCTGGCGATCCAGCGTGCCGCTTCGGTCTGTGCCGCCATGAGGCAGCCGGTAACGATCTCGAATAGCGCCGCCTCACGTGTCTCGCACCGATCCGGCGCAGCCAGTAGGCACACGGTCAGCGTCAGCGCGATGGCATCCATAGCGGCTCCAGCGGATACGGTGCGTCCTCCAGCCATGTGCCAGCGGTGATCGCGCCCCAGGTGATCGGATCGCCGGCAGGAAGTGCGGTGCGGAATACCGTGCGCGGCGCGTCGACCATCGGATCGTTGACCGGCGCTGGTGCCGGGGTTTCTGGCTGCCTCTCGACGCGCAGTTTCTTTCGGCGCTCGATGATGGCGCTCCGGGATCGGCCAAGGCGAGCCGCGATCTCCTCATAGAATAGGCCGGCGCGAACGGACTGGGCAAGATATTCATCTTCCTCCGGCTTCCAGACGTAGGGCCTAGGCATCGCACTCCAATGCTCCGAGCGCGCGCTCATAAGCGCCGATGTGATGGTCGGCGAGCGGGTCATCCGCCGGCGTGCCGATCTCGATTTGACGGCGCGGGTGAAGATAGATGCCTGGCAGCCAAGGAACGTCCGGCACCGGATCGTCGCCGTTGCGATAGCTGCGGACCGCGATCGGCGAAAGCAGGCGGCGCAGTTTCCACGAGCCGCAACGCGGCGCGCCGAAGGTGACGACGGCAGCCGGCGGCGTCCGCCGTGCTACCAGAATGCCGGCGAGGAGGAGCGCGAGCGCGCCGCCGAGGGAGTGACCGACGATCACCGCGCCGCTGAAATTGACGGAAGCCATCGGTGCGCGCCGGTAAAGTTCCCAGGCACCGGCGCAAAAGCCGGCGTGGCAGATCCCGAGCGTTCCATCCCACGTCGGCCACGCCGCAAAATCGCGCAGCCACTCGCCGAGTTCGCGCTTGGTGCCTGGAATCGCGATCACGCGCGCGCCGTCCGCGAGAGTGTAGAGCCCCGATAGCTCGCCAGCCCACCACGTCGCGCTCGTGTAGCTCTGTGCGACGAGGCGGCACAGATAGGCGTCAGACGGAGGCATCCGGCATCTCCCCCGTCTCCATGATCGTCGCGAGCACCTTCGCGCGGTCGCCGACCTGCACGGCCCATTTGCTCGCCCGCATCTGGCGCGCAGCCTCGGGCCAGTCCTTCGCCTCAATGGCGGCGATCATGTCCGTGAAGGTCAGCACGCCGCCGACGCCCATGTTGTAAGCCATGTTCTCGATGACGCTGCGCCGCACGGGATCGAGGCCAGCGAACCACGGGAACGCCAACAGCGCAGGCTCGTTCGCGTCCAACTGGCATTGCATCAGTGCCGCTGCCTGCACGCGCGTGATGCCCGCATCGAGATTCGTGCCGTTGCCAATCGTGAGAAACCCGCGCGAATCACGGAACGGCTTCGCGCTGAATCCTTCCTGCTGCTCCAGCAGCGCTTGCATTGCGGGGATCATCAGTGGACTATCCCGACGCATGTGCCGATCGTGGCGTTATTCGTTGGGATAACGCCTTGCGCCCATGCGAACGCCGGCATCGCCGCGAACACGATCTCACGAAATCTCATCGCCTATCTCCGTTGATTACGCGCCAGCCAGACGGCAGTTTAGCCCGGCGCGGCGGCAGATACCACCAGAACCACCAGGGCCAGAGCCACCACATTATCGCGCCTGCTTCATCCAAAGCGGCCACGGGCGCGGCTCGCCGAACGTGTCAGGGTCTGTGTATCCATACGGGACTGTCGCCATTTCTTCATCGGTGAGGCATCGAACATGCAGGGCATACCCTTCGCCGTCCTCGGCAAAGACATCAGCAAAGCCGGTGCCGGCGTCCGACATTGCGGCGTCTAGCGCCTGCCTGAGGAGCTTTAATGCTTCCAGATTCCCGACAATGAAGGCCGAATCGTGCCACGCTTTCTGTGCAATGATATGAAGCAGCGGGACGGAATCTGCCACAGTGGTCTCCCATGATGATCGGGCATTCGGTGCGGACTCGCCCGGCGTTTCCGGTGAGGGGAAGCGGCCCGATCGAGCGCGGCGCTCGGGCCAACACGCCTGGGTGCTAAGGCGCTCTGCCGGGCATCCGTGAGGACGCGGCCCGGCTCGCGCAGGAGGGACTAGGAGGAACGCCCCACCTCACGGATCAGGTATGCAGCCGCGCCGCCTCGCTCGACAGGATCGTGCTCGCCTCGTCCGGCGTCATCGCCGTTGCGCTCGCGGACGCCGTGACCGGTAGTCCAGCCAGCGCCTCGATCGTCGGCAGAAGCACCTGCGCCGCGGTGAGCACCGTCACCACGTTCGTCGGCATGCCCTTGGCGCCGGCGAGCGCCGCCGTGACGGCATTGAACGCCGCAACCGCTTGCTGCGTCGCGCTCTGCTGCGCAGTGGCAGTCGTCGCCTTGGCAACAGCCGTGGCGGCGGCCTGGAGCGCGCTCACGGCGTCATCAAGCTGCGCCTGTTGCTGCGCCGGCAGCATCCCGCCATGGCGCAGAGTCTGTGCGGCAGCCGCGACGCCGCCGGCTAGGTTCGCCACGTCGGTGGCAAGCTGTGCGGGCGTCTGGCTGGCGCACGCGACAACGAGGCCGGGCGCCATGAAAGCCATGAACTTGAGAAGATTTTGCATCTGTCACTCCTTGGGGGCTGCGTTTGCCCAGATGAAGGTTGCGATCCAGCCTACTGCGGTCCATCCGAGCAGCAGGTTGAGAAACACGATCGCGCCACGTCCGCGACAATGCCGGCCGATGGCGCAAATCGCCGGCAGGAAATAGACGGCAAACAACGCCAGCAGTATGATTATGCCAGCGCTCGAATCACCTTGCATCTCGATTCCCTCCCATGAACAACGCATACACAACGAACCCCGCTCCCGCGCCGGCGGAAAATGCTGCCCACGCGATGAGCAGGCAGTGCGTCACGTCTTGAACCGCTCGGCGAGTCCAGCCGGCGCCGCGACCAGACCGCGCATTGCTTGCGCGGCAGCTTGCGCCATCGCGTTCGCAAGAACGGCCATGATTTGAGCGTCCGCACATGTGACGCGAGCCGTGCCGACGGCTCTGTTCCCCGCTGTCGCAACGAATATCGTCGATGCGCCGTCGGCGATGGCAGACACCGAGACCTCGATTTGCTGCCCGAGAATAGGATTGCCGTTCATGTCGCGTCCTTCTGTTCTGTATGCGCCGCGCACTCGGGACACGGCCTCTCGACCGGCAGATAAGCCCAGCCGTTCGGCCCAAGCGACCGATAGCCAACCGGCTGCGCGTCATAGACGACGCCATGGTTGACGCAGCGCGGGCAGATTTCGGGACGATTGCTCATTTCGGCGCGTCCGCCGGCTTCTCCGGCGCTACCCGCGCGTGATTGATCTCCGCCGCGATCACGTGCGCGGCCCAAAGCACGAGCGCCGCGATCGCGCCGGAGACCTCGGGCGGCATCGACAAATGCGCGAGGCTGGCGAGCCACTGGACAATGCTGGCGATCATGCCCGTGCTGACCGCGACAGCGCCGGTGATGACGGGGGATGAATTCACTTGCGCTTTCCTTTCGTTGGCACCTCAGCGTCCAGCGCGCGTTGCAAAAGCTCGCGCACAGCGTCGGACAATGTTGACACACGATTGTCATGCCGCCAATCCGACACTCGTTGGTGCAGGCCGGCGGGGATTTGCACGCTGATTTTCGTCAGCGCTTCTTTCCGTTTATCTTCCATCGTTACCTTCCGTCATCGCAATATGCCTGCCGTTCCACGCCGGTCCTTGCCTTGCCGCGCCATTCCACGCCGCGCCTCGCCATGCCATCGAGCAATTTCCGCAAATTTGCTCTTGCGTAAAATCCGCTGATGCGCTATTTCATACATTCCGCAATCGGCGGTGTCAAGGCAGACTACCGATTATCGGACGACGCTCTCCGGTTTGGCCGGCGCGTCGGAGGCGTGGCGCATCTCAATCAGGCGATCGAGCCGCGCGGTGATTTCGTCGAGTTGCCGCATGATCTGTGCATCGGTGGATGTCTGCCGGAGAGCGGAATCTGATAGTTCTTTCTCAACGCGCTGAATGTCAGACTTGCGGTTTAGTGTTTCCTCTGCGACGAGAGCACGCGCTTCAGCGCGGAGCGCCGTTGCGTCCGTGTCAAATCGTTTTTGCTGATCCTGAAGCTGCGACATGGTTTGTTTGATTTGTCCGAATTGCTCGAAGCCGCCGCCGATCGCGCTGATGATAAGAGCGGCATTCAGGATGTTGCCCCATGTCCAGTTCATTATCTTCTTCTCTCGTGTCGTCATGTCGGTCATAGCCCAAAGCTGCCAATCCTAGCGAGTGTTACCGCAGGAGTTGACCCGACGTTTGTGAAGACGCCGCGCCACAAGACCCCGTTCCTCGCTTCAATGATCCCCCAATCCGAGGAAGCAATCGCCGATATTGCCGATATTGTAACTCCAGTTCCGCCAGTGAGGGTCAACTCGTAACTTGTGCCATTGGCAATGAAGATATCAAATGTGGTATTTATCGAAGCTCCGGCATATGCGTTCAATATATTTTGCGCTGTGTCGGTGTAATCTGAAAAATTTGCGGTTGGCCCAGTTCTCCATATTGCACCCTGGAGCATTTGGTTTGCCGAATAGGTCGCCCCCGTGGAGGACGTAATTGGCGTTGGCAAACCGAGATAGCTGCCATTAACCGGGACGGGGCGCCCCTGCACGCTGAGATTTTGAAAGTTTGCGGAGCCGCCAGAGATAGCAGGATTGACGAGATTTTGGTTGGTGCTGTAGCCGCTCGTCGCATCAACCTTTGACGACCAAAGAGAGTTCCAGTGCTGGGCCAAGGGTCTGGTTCCGGGTTGTCCGTTTTGCGGATCTACCCATCCCGGATGGCTGTTTTGTCTGCTCACGGCGTTGCTCCTTGTCTATCTGCTGCAATCCGGCCGCGTTCGTCCGGCGTCAGATATCCTGATGCGCGCTTGATCTGCCGCGCCGTGGAATGAGGATGCAAAGCCTGCTGGATTTCAAACCTTTGATAGCCCGGTTCAATCCCTAGCCTCGTCATCGCCTCTCGCGCCGCTTGGATGTTCCCGTTTCTGATCTGATTTTTTATGCCCGGCATCGCTTCCTGCATGACGTATTGATGCTGGGCGCGCGCCGCATGCATCTCACCTTCCGCTGGGCCGCCTGGGTAGCCCTGCGAGACGGAAAGCCCAAGACCGCCGCCGACTATGCGCCCCGCATCAAGCAGGCTGCCGTGGCCGGTTACGATGTTATAGAGTGCGCCAAGCGCCCCCGATGGCGTCACCCCTTGCGCAATCGCCATCGCAAGATGAGTGACCGCCTGCGTTGCCGCAGTGCCGGCGCTTGCGTAGGGGTCATACATGGGATGACCCGGCGACATCTCGTTCGTCAACAGCGCCACGGCAGGACGCACGAACGGGCTCTCCATCGACTTCAGTTGCGACATGAGGCCCGAGAAATACCCAACCATGTCCTCGACGCTCTTGCCGAACGGCATCCGCGCATAGAGCGCCGTGCCGTCTTTCTTGAAGCCGATCAGGATGCGGTCTTTCTTCCCTGGCTCATGGGCGCCCATGGGCGTGAACCCAAGAAGCGTGTCCATTATCGAAAGGGGATTCAGCTTCTCGATCGGATGCGCCGAGATGGCGCGCGTCTCCTCGCCGATCCGATCCAGTTCGTCCTTCCACTGCTGACTCAAGGATTGTCCGCGAGCAAGATTGATGCCCGTCTGCACAAGGCTTGAGCCGATGAAATAGAATCCGAGGTCGGACACCACAACGCCGATCGCGGCGCGGCGCGCGGCGCTGTTGGCGTTGAGCATGGCTTGCGCGCCGGCGTCCCGCTCGATCTGCGCCCGCACATCGAGAGGAAGGCCGGCGACGGCCCGCTTGATGACGCCCAACCCACCGAAGCGGTAAGAGCGCGAGAACAAGAGAAGGTTGGCGGCTTTCCGCGCGCCCTCACTCATCGCCTCCCGCGGGATAGAGCCGGTTATCATGTTCGACATGTCAGCGGCGATCCGCGCCGACTCGGACTCCCCCAACCCTTGCTTCTGCAATTTCTGGCTGTAGTGCTGGAAAATACCCATCTGCAGGTCGGCAACCCGATCCCAGAGGAGGGTTTGATGCATGAATTTGCCGGCGGTGTCGATCGCGCCTTTCGCTGCGTTCGATGCGCCCTCGCCGAACGGTCGCGCAATGGCGCCAGCAATCTGAGCGGTCCACGAGTGGCCCAAGCGGAAGTCTGGGTTTTCCTCGAACGAGGAAATATCCTGGCGTCCGAAATCGCGTCCGATCGGGCGCAATCCGTGCATCGTCGCCCATGCCATCATGTCGGCGTTCATGCGCGCGGCATGACCGCGCATTCCCATCCCGATCAGGTTCGGGTTCACCGGCAGCGCGCGGGACGCAATGACGCCAAGGTGCCCGACGCCATACATGATGCCGGTCATCATCTTCCCCTTGAGCGCCATCGCGCCGCGGTAGATCATGCCCTCTTTCCCGGACAGGATCGCCCGGAGTGGCCCCTCGTAGTCGCCCCGGATGTAGATGGGCACCGTCTTGTAGATCAGCGCGCCATCCGCGTCTGTGCCAACGACGATGCGCTTGGAAAACGCCGCGTTCTCGGGGATGGTGAACCACGTCTCGCCGTCAGATGTCTTGACCTTCTTCGCCGCCTCCTCGGTTTCCTCGACGGTCAAATGCTTGCGGTGGATCATCTGAGGCGTTGATTTGCTAAATCCCACCCCGAACGGATTGAGCGGACGCGCGCCATCGGGGATGCCGATATGGACGGAGTTCCGGCCTGCGCCGAGGCCGGCGCGCTCGATGTTGTTGAGCAGCATCCGCGCCGCGATGGCCTCCTGCAAGCGCCCCGTGGCGATCGCCAGAGTCCTCAGATCGCGCACCGTGCGTGCTTTCTCGGTGCCGACATCAAGCTGCATCCGCGTGACGTAGGACGGCAGACCTTCGGAATTTACAATCCCCAGCGACTGCGCCATGCGCCACGTTCTTTCCGCAGAGCGCGACATCTTATCGACCACTGCGCGTGTCTCAGGCGCGAGCCCTGCGATCCCTAGCTCTCCGGCTTCGCTGCCCATCTGCCGATGGACGCTCTCGGTGTCCATCCGTTCCCAAGCGTTCTTGAGTTCTTCGCGGCTGAAGCTCTCGGTGAGATGGCGCACCGTCTCGCTGGTGGTATGGCGGATGGTCGCGACAAGATTGGCGTAGTCCTTGGCTTGCGCCCGCGCCATCCGAACGCCCTCGCCGCGTCCAGCCGCCATCGGCGCGACCATCATCTTCACCGCATCGGCAAAGTCGCTGACTTTATGCGCCGACTCGGCCAGCCGCTCCCCTACTCGCGGGATGCGCGCGATCCGGTCGAACAGGTCATCCCGATCCTTGACCGGCGTCAGGTCGAGGCTTGCTTGCCTTTCCGCGAGGCCATCTTCCTGTGAAACTCGATCGACAGCTTGAGCATGTGCCGAGCGTTCCGCATTGCGCTCCTGACCGTCAGATCGTCCTGCGGCAGCTTCGCGAGCTTTTGCAAAAGTTTCTTGAAATCCTCGGGCTCCGCTGACGGCGGCGGCACGTCGATCAAGTATGGCATGGGAGAGTTCCTTTGCTACCCTCTCGGCAATAGAATCTGATGCCTTGGAAAGATGGCCTTCTATCTCGGCGTCGTGAAACCCAGAAACATAATCGATGACGCCGAGCTTATGAAGCGCGCGGCTCACCACGTCGTAGAACGACTTCTGATATTGGTCCAGCGTGATTTTCCCGCGACTCACGAGATCGGACAATAAATCTTGGGTCACGTCGGATGCCTTACTCATCAAGCCGTTCAGCCGAGTGGATTGCTCAAAAGAGTTCCCGCGCGGCCAGTTCGGTCCACGCGAGGCGCTGTAAATCGAACCGTCATGACCAACGGCAAGAACGCTATGCAAACCCGGAAAGACAAGTGTCGATAGGTCGTCAGCGGAAAGCGAGCTTCCGCCGGGATGGTTGTGGACCGCCACGATGCGCTCGGACGGATCAGACATCCGCGCAACCAGTTCCTCAGGAAATTTCACGAACCCGCGTTCGCCACTCGTCGAGGCCGATATGACGCGCCGGGTTGCAGCGTCATACATCGCCAGATGCTCGGTCCCGGTTTCATGCCCAGCGCGGAACACATATTCAACCGCCGCTTTCTCATGTTGAACGCCAGGCGCCGAAATCTCCGAGAACCTATCGGCGTCATTCCCGATAGGACGGTTTTCTAGTGGCAGTTGCTCGGTCGTGTCGCGATAGGCGAACAGGCCTTCGTCGGCGCGCTTCTGCTCACCTTTCGCCAAGAGCGCGCCGCGGCCAGCCTGATCTCGCGCCGCCTGAGCCTGCACCGCCGACCGCTCCATGCCGGGGAACGCCATCTGCTCCGTCGCCGGCTTAACGCGGCGCACGAACTCTTTCTTCGGCGCAAAGAGGTCATCCTGTCCCGGCGCTTGCCGGGCTGCGCTCAGACCAGGCGGCTCCGTCTCCATGAGGCGTGCAGCGCGATCCTCCTCGCTGATCGGACGGTCCATCGCCTCGATCTCTTGCTCTTGGATGCGCGCCGCTTGCTTTGGACCAACCCCATCCTCGCGCTGGATTTGCTCTAGGGTGCGGATGCCACGCCTTGGCGCTTGGCCTTCTCCCTCAGGTCGCGCGCCGCCAACAATATCGCTTGCCGGTATGCCTGCCGCTTCTCCTCGTCGCTCAAGGGTGCGTGCGGTGGCGAGGAAGATGGAGGCTGCTGATTTTGCGTTTCCACCGGACGCAAGTTTCCGGGCCGCTGCGGTGAGGGCATCAGAGAGGTCTCCTTTCGAGCTTGCATTGGCGGCAATGTAGGCGAGCAGTTTTTCGTTCGAGACTTTCCCGCTCTTATTGCCTTCGGCGTTCAATTTGTTGCCAGCGCCGGCAAGCGTATCTTCGCCTTCGATGGCAGCGCGGAACACGCTACGATTGCCGCGCAACACCTTCATCGCGGCATCCAAAACCTTGGCGCGCTCAGGGATCAAAGACTTGGAAAATTCCTCGGGGCCGAAAAGGCCGTTCTCCTGCTGCCGCTCAAACCCGCTGTTGCGAATGTCGCGCACCATCATCTCGGCTTGGCGCGCATTGTCCGGCGGATGCTTTGCCAGCATGTCGAGTGCGGCGACCTGCTCGGCAGGATCGCGGATCAAAGCGCCGACGTGCGAGGCGTAGTTTTCCGGCACGATCCCGTTTTCGACCATGCCGAACGCTTGATCACCAAGTGCCGCAAGACCACGCGCATCCTGCACCAACTGACTGCGCGGCGGCAGTTCGGGAAGTCTCATATCTTCCGGGAGAGCCCCCTTGCCGCGCAAAATCCTGGCCGCATCGAGCGGTGTCCCAGACCCTTCAGCGATATTCTGATAAGCGCCGAGCACGCGCGCATATTCCGGGGAATGATCCTCGCCGTTGATAACCCGCACAGGAAGCTGGATTCCTTCTTGTCCAGCCTCTTGCGCGCGCTTGGCGAGGTCAAGCCGTTGGTGACCGTTAACGACGTAGAGTGACCCATCCGCGTCGCGGTAGGCCGTCAGCGGGTTGGCAAGCATCGGCTCCCATCTCTGCACCCCCCGTAGCGCACCCGTGACGCCGTTTTCATCCTGGGTCGTCTTGTATTGGAAGCGGGATGCGTCCGTCTTGAGATCATCGGGCGAGAGGTATTGGATTTTGTTCGCGCTCCCTACGCCGGCGTCCGCCGCAGTCAATTCGGCGCGCCGGCTCTGCACTTCCTCGGGCGTCGTCACGTTGACCCTCCCGCCGGGGACTTGCGGCGAAATCGCATTGATCGCCTTTGGAACACCGGCAGGAGATGCGGCAGCCTCCGTTACGATGTTGCCTTCCTGGTCTGTCCCTTGGACGGCCAAAGGACGCCCAGAGGCCGCCACCTGGGATTTCGATTCTGGGAGCCCGAGCAGACCTCCGATGAGGTCGTCAGTGAGCGCGCCGTTGTTGCTTGCGTCGCTGAACAGTCGCGCCTTGTTGGGGTTCGTGGTGAGCAAAGTCCCGCTTACCGAGGGCACCGCATACACCCCATGAGGCAGCCGGGCGGGCATCTGAGTCCCCGCAGCGACGAACATCGCATCCTTGGGATTGTTGGGATTTGCGACGGCCTTCACCTGGGCCTCAATGTCGCTCTGTGGTTCCGGCGTGGTCGGGGTCACGGGAGCGCGCTCAACTGGCGCCCGCGCCGAGTGGACCGCGCCAGGCGGCGGCGTGACGCCCCCATATTGGTCAAGCAGATCGAGGGCCATATCCTGCGGCATCGTCGGTGTGACGGCCTGCGGTGCCGCGACTGGCCGCTGAGGCGCGGGCGTTGGCGTCTGGGGGGTCGGAGTCGGAAGGGGTGCCGACGCCGGCGGTCCCGGTGCCGCCGCTTCGGGGGCTTGAGGCGCGGCGGCGATGCCCTCATCTGGCGTTCGCGTGGCAGTCGATGCCGCGCCGCGCGCGTCCAAGGCAGCGCGCACGGCGCGGCCTGCGCCTGGGATCAGCGCGCCTGTCAGCGCGGCAGGAGCGAATGTCTTAGGGTCAATGCCGTCGCCGAGCTTGCGCGTCGGGTCGTAAGTCATGCTCGCAATGAGGTTATCCGCCATCTGCTGCGCCGCCGTGACGCCGACCATTGATCCAGCGTTGACGGCAGCGTCGCGACTGATGTGGGTGAGCGCTGCCGTGATCGGCCCGCGCGCCGCCGGCGCAACCGACTTGAGCAACTGCGCGCCGGGTATCTCCAGCAAGCCGCCAGAGACCAGACCCCCGAGGAGCGCCGCCGTGTTGGCCTCCTCCGGCTTGGCGCCCTTCTCTGTCGCCGCATTAAATGTCTGCGTGTAGCCTTGACCGAACGCAGCCGCCGCCGCACCGGGCAAGCCTCCCACCATAGTTCCGACGACCAACGGCGCCATACCGCCGACCATCCGCGCTGTTTGCACGGGGACGCTATTCGCCACACGCGGGTCGATGGGGAGCGACGCCATCATGGACTCAGCGGTGGACTGCACTTTCTGAGCCGCCGTCCCGAGCGCGTTCTCGGCGCTGCTCGGCCCTGGCGGATTGGCAAGCTGCGCGCTGATCTGCTGGCGGATGATCTGGCGCTGCTCAGGCGATGCGTCCTGATACCCGAGGGGGTCTTGCATCGCGGGCACGCGCTCGCCGCGATCGATCTGATCCAGCGTCCCGAGAACCCCCGCTTGATGCGCAAGCTGCGCGTTCGATGTCTCTCGCGCGCCCCGGAGAGCTTGCTGCGCCAGGCGAGGAACAGCCGCCACAGTCTCGCCCGTCGCGCCAATCGCACCTTGGAGCGCGCCGGCTATCGCGCCGCCTACATATTGCGGCCCAGGCGGCAAGCCCGGCTCGCCGCCGCCCGCGTAGAGGGGATGCGAGTCGGGGTTATAGACGGGAAACGCATCCCAGCCCCCCGAAGGCGTTGATCCTGTAGCGCCGGATGCCGGCGTGCTCGGCGCCGGTCCCTCTACGGCAGGAAACGCATCCCAATTTTCAGCCGCATCCGTCACGGCACAAACGGAATTTGTGGCGTCGGAACCGTCCGAATAATCCCGTTGGGGTCTCGGAATTTAGTTCCGGGCGGTAGCTTCGCGGCTTCTGCGGGTGTCGCTACCTGCGGCATCGAAGGCGTTTGGGCTGCCTGAGTCGTCGGAACCGTCGTATCCAGCGACAAAGATGCGTCCGTTTTTGGCGCCGCTGCACCGGGGACAGGGCCAAGCACACCTTGCACGGCAGCCGCTATTTGCTCGTGAGACCAGTCAGGATGCGCGGCGGCCATTTTCCCATAGACATCGCCATAGGCTTTCCCGTAGGCGATGCGATCAACGCCGGGGTCAGACGTGCTCCCTTGCATGTTCTGGATGCGCGCCGCGGCAAGCTGTGCCCGCGTTTGGGCGTCAAGCTGCCGAACCTGGGCTTGCGTCAGATCGGTCTGATTCCGCAGCGCGATCCGGCTGGCGTAATCCTGCTCCCGTGCGGCGCCCGTGTCCGCCCTCTGCTGACCCTGGCCGGCGAGCAATGTGTGGTAGTCGGCCTGCTCGGCGAGGCGCTGCTTGGCCTCGTCCACGCGCGCCATGAGGTCATTCGCGTGCTGGATGTCGCCGCGATAGGCCTGATTGGCACCGGCCACGGCCTCCCCGAGGCCGGCGAACGGTCGCGCCGAGGTTGTCGCCGCCGCGCCACGCCCCAGCCCTTCCGCGATGTCAGCCAAGACATTCGGCTTGTAGGCCGCCGCGTCGCGTTCGAGCTTCGATAGCTGGTCGCTGTAGTCGCGATTGAGCGAGTTCGGCGCAACCGGGATGCCGGAGAGAGCGCCACGAGGGTTTCCCATCCCGCCAGAGTCAGACGACGCCACGGCAGATATTGGATTTCCCATGCCGGACGCCTGCGATAGCTGATCCCAGGCAATGCCGCGAGCGCCAGCCCCGCGCGACGGCGCACGGTCAGGCGGGATGGGGGGAGTGTAGGTTATGGCGTCAGGGGACGGAGGCGGTGGGATACTGCCCGGATTGCCAATCGATGCCGCCGGAGTGGGCGCACTCGCGGATGCGCCGACATTGCCGCCACCGGCCCAGATCGGATAGTCGTCAGGAGCGCCGCCGTCCGCGAAGCCTTGGACCGAACCGCCGCGTTTCATGAAGCCCATCGAGGCCAGCCCCAGGTCGCCCGCCATACCTGCCATCGAACCTGCCGTGGCGCCCGCTGTCGTCAGATCGGCGGCGGCCACCCCCGTGCCGGCCAACGCGGAATAGGCGCCCAAACCCATCGCTCCAAGCCCAAGCGCCCCGCTCATCGCGGTCGAGTATGGCGAAGGCGTCGTGCTCGACGTGCCGCCGGACTGCGAGCCGATCCCCTCCGCCGCGTTCGTCACGAACTGGCTGGTCTGGAACGGATAGGATTGCTGCGCGAGATAATTCTCATAGGGCACGTTCAGCATTGCTTGGTTCTGCTGCTGTTGCATCGTGCCGCTGCTCATCAGCGCGTTCGCGCCGGTCAGAGCCGTTCCCTCCGCCGATTGTCCCAAGGCGCTCATGCCGAACCCAGCTTGGCTGTTGAGCCACGAATTCGCCTCGTTCGCGCCCAACTGCGCCTGCTGCTGGGTGTTGAATTCGCCCAGCGCCGAATTGTATCCCGACTGCTCAAGTCCCGCGATCTGAGGCGCCTGCGCAAGCTGCTCCTGACCGGCAGTGATGCCTTGTTGGACGCCAACGCGATTGCCGCCGAGCGCGCCCTGAGACGCCGCGTTCCCTGTGATCTGGTTCGCGGTCATTGCGTTCTGGTTGTTGAACTCGGCCTGCGTCGCTTGAACGACGTTCTGGACGTATGGGTTGTAATACTGATTGACGTTGGACGGCGAAAATTGCTGCGTGCTTGCCCAAAGCGGCGTCGTGCTCGCCTGGATGTCGGATTGCGCTTGGTTGAAATAGGGCTGCGCCATCCCTTGAGCACTGCCGATCTCGCCCATCGCTTGCGTCTGCTGCGGCGTCAGGCCAGCCACATAGGCGCTCGGGTTGCCGCCGGCATAAGGCGTATATGGGGTGCTCGCTACCTGCTGCGCGTTCGCGAGCGCGCCCTGGTATGCCTGCTGGACATACGCCGGAGGCGCCGAGTTCGTAACCGTATTTGTGCCGCCGCCCATGCCCATCACGCGATCTCCTTGCCGGCGTCGAAGCGGTAGAGCGAGCCTACGCGCTTCGCGAACCTACTGAAAAGCCTCTCCTTGCGCGCGAAATCGACGCTTGGCGCCAAGGAGAAATAGACCGGCATCGCCGTCTGGGCCGACCACCATCGAACAAACTGCAAGAGCTTGATCGCGCAGCGGCTCGCACGGGCGTCCTCCCGGACATAGAGCCCTAGCTCTGTCCAGTAGTAGCCCTCCTCTCCACTATACCACATTTTCGCCAATCTCAACGCAACCATGCCGACCGCGTCGCCCTCTTTTTCGGCGAGCGCGACAACCGTCATGCTTTGCGGCTCGAACGCCTTGGCGATTTCAGCGCGAACAACGGCAGGGGAAGCGGGGCCGACCGTGTGCCCCGCCGCGCTTGAAGCCATGACGAGATTGAAAACGGTCTCGGCATCTGCCCCTGTGGCAATCCGAACGCCGGATGGCTGCCTACGAGGCGGCGTCATGCCGGCGGACTCGTTGCTGCCGCCGCGGAAAAGAAACCTGCATGTCCTGGGGCGCGCCCCAAGCGAAAATCGCCCCGACCTGCGGCGCCTCGTGGTGAACCATCCCGATCTTTCCCATCACACGCGCATTGACGGGAACCTCGAACAGGAATGGCACCAGCTCGGCGCCCGCCGTCTGCACGCTCTGATAGAACCACCGCGCGAAGCTCATCAGCTTGGCCGCATGGCCGGTGCCGCGCCACGCCTTGCCGACGCCGAACCAACGAACCCGGAAATGCGGCTGGGTCGTATAGGGGAGATGATCGAGGAACACGCCGATGCTCGCCTCGATCGCGTCCGGTGCGCCTATGGCCCCGACGATGCCATCCCGCAGGACGGTATTCACCATCCCCGTGACACGCTCATGATCTATCTGCTGGATCGCGCCTTCGGCGAGATTGTCAATCACAAAGTCCACGATCGCCGGCAAATGGCGCTCTCGGGCACGCCACACGCTCATATGCGCCTCGGTCAAGTTTTCTCTCCTGGTTTGACCGGACCTTTGAGGCGCCTCATCTCCGCGATGATCCGATGGCGTGCTTGCACGACAAATTCATCAAGCAGCCGATGCCCGCGCTTGGCGTCCCCACCGCCGAGGCGCTTCACGGCTTCGGGAGGAACAATGAACTCGCCCCCTGCCGCCGCGATGGGAACGTGATCGGTCCGGCCCCCCGACGCTTGCCCAGCACCCCAATCCAAGGGCGGCGGCCTGGGGATGTTGTCTCGATGCGGCCCCGTCCGTCCTTGCGGAATCCCGTGAGGCCCTGTGTTCAGCGCCTCCGTCAATACCCGCGCGCCGGCAAGCGTGTTGCCCTCTCCAAGCCCAGAAACCACGTCGGCAGGGATGACATAGGAGTCAACCGGCGCGTTCGTCGCGATGTGGTCCGTGCGTCCGGGCACCTGCGAGTGGAGCAAGCCGGTGTCGGTTGCCTCGCGCCGCGTCCACCACGGGTCAGCCATCCCCATGCTCATGCCCATCGGCGAGCCGCCGAAGGCAAAGCCTGGCACATGGCCGCCGCGCTGATATGGGCCGGCGGCAGAGACCGGCGCACCGAAGGCAGACCCAGGCGGCGCGGCAGCGGTCGGCGCGCCGGCAGGAGGGGCCATAGGGGCGCCCCCGACGGGTGGCGCGGATGGTGCCATCGGAAACCCCGCTGTCCCCCCTGGCGGTTGCGCGCCGGCGCCGACGTTAGGCATCATCTGCTTTTGCTGGAGAACCTGGCGCGCAAGCTGCCCCATCTGGCTGCCGCCCATCATCGCGACGGTCTGTTGCAGTTGTTCCGGCGACATGCTTTGGAACCGCTGAATCATCTGCGACATGCCCGGCATCGCCGTCATGGCCGACGGCGGCGGGCCGCCGATGGTGGCCGTGCCGCTCATGAGCGTTCGCCCTTCACCACGCGCCGGCGCGGAGCGCGCGGGGGCGGGTCTTCCGGCGGCAGAGGCTCGGGCGGCTCGCGGTAGGGCTCATCGCACACCCATTGGTCGCCGAGAACCCCGCTGACCCGGTTCGCAACGCCGATGTCGCCCTTGCGGAAAGTGTGGCCGCGCGTAAGCGGCTGGCCGTCGATCTCGAACACGACTCGGTTCGCCCCAAGAACACGGCGGACCGGAACGCGCAGCATCTCCCCCGGCAGAGAAACGGTGATGAATGACCCTACCGCGGGCGAGAATCTGTCGTGTTTTGCGGCGCGCACATAGAGCGGTCTTGCTTCAGGCATCGCGCGTTCCTCTTATGATCCGACCCAGACCCATGACGGGGCGGCGGAATATGTCAAGACAATACTGGATTGCGGCGCAAGAATAAATAGCCCCGACGTTAGCCCCGTCGTGAGACCATTCACGGAAACCGCGCTCACGGTCCCCCCGCTGAGATATACCGAGACCGGTGCCGTCCCGGTGTTCTTGACCGCGGTCCCTGACGCTGGGATCGCTGGCGTGACGGGATTGAGCGGCGCACCGCCAGCGCCAAGCGCGGCGGCTATTTGCGCAAGCGTTTGCTGGCTGAGATAGCTCGCCTTGATCAGTTCCTGAAGGGCGACGACGAGTTGGGTAAGATTGCCGCCTTGATAGCCACCGGGGCCGCCCGCGCCGCCAGAGTAGTCTGACATTACCGCCTCCCTGCGGCGGCGACCCGGTATCGGATCGCGCCAAGCCGGTTGAAGCTCCCAAGATCATTGCCACTGAATTTGAACGCCACCTGGCGTCCGCGAACGCGCGTGTTCACGTAGGGCGTCGATGGCGTCAGATTGTAGGGGCCGTGCGACAGAGGCGCGGCGTTCGGCTCGCGGAGCGCCGTGATCTCCATCTGGATGCTCGTATAATCCCCGAGGAAATCCGGGATCACCATGTCGAGGAACGGATACTCCTCCCCTTGAGCAACGTCGATATAGCCGGTGGACCACGACCAGTTGATAGGCAGACCAGCCGCATCGGTGCCGTTCTCATGCTGGTATAGTTGGCCGGTGGAACTTGCGCCGATAGGGTTGCCAAGCGGCGTGACATCGACCCATGCCGTCCGGTCCAAATAGCCACAGTCCCAGAGATTTTCTAGGTAGTTGTATTTGACATACCCCATTGGCGGCAGCGTTCCACCGATGGCGCTTACGCCGATCTCAAATTCTCCGATCGGATCGCCCCCAAGCAGTGACGGGTCGAGCGGGAAATACCAGGCCGCCTCGTTGAATACCGTGTTGACGGCGCAGAACACCGCTTCAAGCTGTGTGAGGTCGATCTGATCCCACATGAAGTCCCAGACCGGGCATTTCATCGGCTGGACCATAAAGCCGTTGTATTGGAAGAACGTGCGCTGGTTGAGCCAGATCACGAGGTATCCGGAGAGCGGCGCGATGCAGCGCATGGACAGCGCCTCACACGCAACGGCAACGCGGTTAAACCCGAAAACGTAGGGCAAGCCTTGATAGGTCATGGACCACAGATCAACGTCGGTCCAGATCAAAACACCGAGACCGAGACCGGCCGCCGCGACTATCTTCGAGCCTGACGGGATTTGATAGTTCCCAGCTTGGTTCGTCGCAGTCGGGGTCCAGTCGGTGAAGTCGCCGGCATCGCACCAGGAAACCAAAGTCGGTTGAAGCGATCCGCCCGCTTCCGATCCGAACGCGGCGACGATCTCGGCCTGGGCAACCATCCTCACAACGCGGCAGGAGGTCGGCGCGGTCGCGGAAAGCTCTTGCGCGACACCTCCGGTCTGAGGTGACCAATAATAGATGCCCCCCTCGGTTGGGGATGCGATCAAGTCCTGGCCGAAATGCTGCAATGACCATTGGCGCATCGGTGCGGTCTGTTGCCCAGAACTTTTGATCCCGTATTCGCCCGCTCCATACGCGCCCGTACCCCATCCGGTTTGCGGGGTATTCACCGCATATCCGGTGGAAATGTCATACGCTATTTGCATATCCCCGCCGTTTTCGGACGCGCTTGCGGTGCTTGTCGCGACATCGGCGGCGGTGATTGTGAACGTGCTGGAACTCGGAACCGTCTGCACGGAATAAAGGCCGGAAAGCGTGATGCCGCCAACCGTGACGGCGACGACTTGGTTCCAAACATTCCCCGCAACCAATCCATGATTGGCAAGCGTGACCGTGACCGTGCCGCTGCCGCTGGTGGTGGCGAGAGATGCAACCGCGCCGCCATCGCTCACCGTCGCCGTAGGCGCCACCGGAACCGTTATCGGATAGCTGCTCCCCACTGCCCCGCTGATCTGATATTGGCCGAACAGAACGATGCCGCCGACCGAAACATGTGTGTTGAAAGTGAGCCAGTCAGAAGCAAGCGCGCCATTGCCAGGGTCGTTGACGGTGACGGTCGAAGAACCGCTCGTTGTGGAAATCGAAACGGGATTGTTCGTCGTCGTTCTGATCGGCGTAATATCCTGAAGCTGGCCGCCGTTGACAACATAGAGCTTCTGTTCGGTGCCGAGCGCCAGATACGGATTTCCGTTGAGGTCTCCCCACCCGTGCATGCCGCGGCAGGTTCCAACGAATTGCTCTGGGATAAGCTCTGTCCAACCGCCGATCTTTTGCGGCAGACCATCGAAGAACCGAATAAGTTGACTGGTGGAAATGCCGCCCTCGTTCAAAGTCGGCGTGCGTTCGACATTGACGCCAGGCTTGAGCGTAAGCTTTTGCATCGGCATGGATCATGCGCCCGCGTAAATGATCCAGTTCACACCCAACGACGGCTGCATGTTTTGCGCGCCGCCAGATCCCGTAGAGTTAACGGTTATCCCGGTGTAAGCCGCGTTGACGAAAACATCCGCATACCCGGTTTGAATGGAGATGCTGGTATAGCCGGTGTATGTATAGTCAGAATAAGGACCATAAATCTGCGATTCGCCTGCGCCGTGCGTTTGAGAGCTAACCGTAATTGATAGGGTATTACCGCTTTGCGGGTGACTATGGCCTGGATCGTTTACGCCGTGACTGTGTCCATGATCTCCAGCCCCATGACTATGACCTGGGTCGTTGATGGAATGTATGTGCGCTTGCAGATATTGGCTGCCGACTTGGGCGCCGAGAGACGTTACCGGCGACAAATTCGCTGGGCCAGCGGCTCCCATGTTATCCTGACCGACGGGGGCTCTACTACGAAGATCAGGTTTGTTGAATGTCGTTAATCCATCACCTACGCCATAAGGCGCAGTTACGAACGACGCACCGGATAACGACGCGGTTGCGGCAGCCGAGAGCGTCCACGTCCACGCGCCTGCCGATCCGCTTTCGGCCGTGACGATAGTGCCTGCGGGAATCCCAGGCCCGGAAATCGGGCACGGGAGAGTCTGAATGCCGGAACCGCTCGTGACGGACATAGACGTTGATCCGGCGGTCGTTGTCCCCGTGTTCGCTTGGGTGATAGCATTGAACAAAGCGGCGTAGGTAGTGCGACTGATCGCCGTCCCGTCGCAAATATGCCAAAGTGGCGGCAAGGTATTACCTGCGTAAGCGACCATTTCGCCAGGAAGACGAGCAGCGCTGAATTGCGGCCCGACGACATTGGTCCCGTCGCAGACGAAGATCATCATGTAGCCGGGAGGGACGGAAAGGTTTTCGCCGCCGGTCGCGCCGGTCGTCAGAATGACATCTTGGCCGCCGGTTGTCTGGTTCCAGACGAACCCGGTTTTCGGAACCTGCGGAATGGTCACGGTGCAAGCCGCCGTCAGCGCACCCGTGAAATTATAGACGGATTGCCGCGCCTGGTCTGGGGCGTTGTTCGCCACTGTCAGGGTGTATTGCGTCAGGCCAGCAATGTTGATGCCGGAGGAGCCGGTGATCGCAGTTTCGAGAACCTGGATGAAGCTGTTTAGGATCGTGCCCCACGAGTTCGTCACGCTCGGATCGCCGGGCGTCATGATCGGGAAGCGGAGGTCTGTGGTATAGGTGGTCATGGCCTCGGGCTCCCGGAAAGCGGCGTCGGAGAAAACGGTTGCCACCCGGGATCGGAACCCTTGCGGCGCTGTTCTTCCTCAATCGCGTTTTTGATATTGGACTGGTAGCGCGCTTCCCAGGACATCGCCATCTTGGGATCGTCGCTCTGCATCCCGTAGTCGCGCATCCACCCAGCGGCCTCCACCATGCACGCCGAGAAGAACAAATCCCATAGGTAATCCCCGAGATAGGTCTCCGGGTTCGTCGCGCTCATTACAGCAGGACGCCATGTGCCCGTCACCTCGGCCATGTAGTTTTGATCCGGCGTCGGCGCGACGATGGCCGTCTTGTGGTCGAGCATCGCATAATAGGCGACGGGCTGCCCCGGCGGCGAAGTTGCGCTCTCGGTCGGCCATACCGAGTCAATCCAGTCAACCGAGGTCAGGAGGAACCGAACCCTGACGCCGGTAAGCGGGTTCACCGGTCCGGGAAGCTGCCCAGGCCCCGGGAGGATGGCGGCGAGCCCCTGCACCACAATGGGATAGTTCGGATAGACGGGAAACCCGTTGACGGTCTGGCCGCTCATCCCATCGAACGGCAAGATACGATTGCCGGCGGTGAAATTGAGGCTGGTGTTCTGGCCGCGCGTCGAGAGGAAATCAAGTTCGCGATAGATGCGAAGCTCGGCGTTCTGCACGAAGTTCGGAATCGACAAGGTGAAGTCTGGGTTCGCCAGATCGCCAAGCTGCTGGCAGTAGGAGCCAAGCTGCGAAACCAAATCATCCCACATCATGAGCGCGGCCCTCAGTCATCGAGAATTTCCTTCACCGAGAACAGCGGCGTATAGCCCATCTGCTGGTCGTTCCAGCCTGGCCGCGGGTCTTTAGTCGGGACCGGATCGGGGCCAATGATGATCGGACGAAGCTGCGGCTGCGGCACATCGTCGCAATAGCGGCAGACGAGCAGCCAGAGGTTTTGCAGATTGTTGCCGCGCCAGTCATATTGCCATTCGAGATCGCCATGCAGCCAGCGAAACCCGCACCGATCGCAAAACGCGGATGCGCGCGGCTTCTGGATATCGACCGGAACATATTTTGACCGGATGCTAGGCATTGCTCAATCCTATTTCCGAAAGTAGCCGCTCATCTCTGGCACCCAATAAGTGGATACCTTCTCGCGGTCCTCGGCCTGGGCCTCAGCATACGCGGCTTGCGCGTATTGTTTCAATGCAATCGCTCGCTCCGGGGGCGCCCATTTCATCGCCAAGTGCGCCGCGACCTCGGCGGTATAGGCCTCGAAGAACCGCTGCGGCATGTCACCCTGTTGGCCGTTGGCCGGCATGGCGTCCTGCATCTGCCGGAACACGTAGTAGCAAAGCTGATACGGTCCGTTGGCGTCCGGCACCGGCCACACATTGATCGTTCCCGGATTGGTGCGGTCGAACCAGTAGCTTGTCGGGCGCCCTTGCCCGAGCTTGTCTGGGATCGCGGCGTAGTCGTTGCGCGAGAGGGGATAGAGCAATAGGTCGTAGGGGTCAGACGACTGCGTGAACTGGCTCATCAGAGATTGCTGCGCGATCGCCGTATTGCCGCCGTTCTCCGCCCCCGTCGCCGTCGCCCCCGCCGGGTAAGGCACGCCGATGACGAATGTGTCGGAAGACGGAACCGAAGTCACCACGTAGGGGCCGCCGATGACAACGCCGCCGACGGTAGTGGGAATTTGCGCCGTGAAGCTTTGACCCGGCAGGTAGCCGTGGTTCGGGAAAGTGACGGTCACGTTTTGCGAGCCGGCCACCGTCGAGAACACCGGCACGACGCCGCCTTGGTTGACGGTCGCAGTAGCGTTGCTCGCCGCTTGGATGGTGTAGGTCGTGCCGTCGATGACCGACTGCACCTCGTAGAAGCCGCCTACGACGATGCCGCCGACCGAGACCGGGACGTTGATCGAGATGTAGAACCCGGCAGCGAACGGGGAGCTTGTTGGCGCGGTGATGGTAACGACGTCGGAACCAGCGACGGTGGAGAATTTCGGCGGGACATTGACCGGCATCCCGAGGTCGAATTGGCGGAGGTAGGTGTCGAGCACGTTGATGACATCCGCATCGACAGGATAGGAAATCTGTCCCTGCGGCATCAGAACCTTGACGAGATCGACTTTCCACAGATTGATGCCGCGGTTCGACCATGCCGACTGCACGAGGTTCATCGAGCGGCGCCCGGATAGATAATGCTCCTGCGTCAATTCAGACGTGCGCATCCCGCATCGCTCGAACGCTTCGACCAGAATTTCCGATAGCGCCGGCGCATAGGTGGAGGTGCCGGAAGTGTTGGGCACGTTGTTGTCCTCCGAATACGGAGAGCCCCACAAAAGCAGGCGCTCAATGGCCGGCGAGACGTTCACGATCGACACGCTCAACGGGGAAGCATACATCGTCATGGTCGCGCCGACCACACCCGCGTACACGTCGTTGTTTTTAGTGGATAGCGGCTGCGCGAGAGCGGCGACCGATGCGCCGGAAAGATGCGGCTCTACCGCCGGCAGCAAAGAAGACGCGGCAAGGTGGGCGGTCGCGCTCGGGGCGGCAATGGAAATCTCGGACGTGAGAAAGCCGGCACGCGACTGCGCCGTGGTGCCCGTGACGCCCGTCTGAACCGCGAAGCTCACGTTGCCAGCGTTCGCCTTTGCGTCGGCTCCGGCAATCGGCGCGCTCACGACACCGCTCAACGGGCTCGCCGCTGTCGCCACGCTTGCGCCGGGGGGGCGGAAGGAAATCGCCGCGGTCAGAACGCCAGCGCCAGCTTTCGCCGAGGCGCCGAACACCGTGACGTCTGTCCCACTGCTCGCCGGCACGAAATACGTTCGCCGGCGCACGGGGCGCAGCATCGCGAAGGGCTCGGCGTTGAATTGCGCAATCTGCGTCGGCGTCCAAATGCCGTTGTAAAAGCCCGCAACAGCATTGTTCGCGTTGGAGTAGCCGTTCGGGGAATAGTTCCCGAGCCGCAGCGTGCTGGCGGAGGTAGTCGCGAACGTCCCCGTTGGAAGCCCGCTGGTGGTGCCGAGCAGGGCGCCGTTGCGATACAGGTTTATCGAGCCGCCGATCTGGATGCTCGCGACCCAAGTTTGTCGCGAATTAGAGCTCCACTGTTGGCTCGTCGTAAAGTCGTAATAGTTCGTCCCGATTCCGCATATGGCCTGAATGTTGCCGCCGCCATCTACAGCAAGCGCAAAGGCATGATACGGTACATCCCCGTTTGCGTCATACTCAATCCCGAAGATTTCCGAGCCGGCAGTAGATGCGGCAGCATTTTGATCGCCAGCCCAGAAAATCGTGATCTCTTGGCCGATATTGCCGAGATAGTTCCCAGTGACGACCTGCGCTCCAGTGGAGCTATCGGCGCCCGTCGAGTTCGAGGTCAGCGCCGGCCCGTAGCTCGATCCTGCGATAGTGGCGAGCGATTGCGCGACGAGAGGTGGGAACACGCCGCCGAGATCACGCAGCGAGATGCCGGGAACATAGACCGTGCTCGCGGGTAGCTCGCCGCCGATCTCGACCGGGAACGTCGGGACTTGAGTGGGGTCGAAGCGCATGCGCGCTTACCCTGCGCTGGGCGTGTAGAAGTAAAGGGTTGCGCTCGGGACGCCGAATGTTGACGTGGTAGGAAGAGCCGACCCAGTCACGAGCCCCGTTGTTGGCTCCTGCCATGCCGTGCCGATGGCGATCGGGCTGCTGTTCTGGAGGGTCTCTGTTCCAGACGAGGTGCTGACAAACACATTCCACCCGCTCGCGCCGGACGTGGCGGCTGGGCTCGCGACCGACAGCACATAGTCCGCTGCTACGGCAAGACTTGATTCCGCCGATGGGAGTGTTTCACCAGCCGCGTTCACATAGGTGATCTTCACGTAGTAGGTGGTTGCGGCCAGTGTGCCCCCAGCCACCGAACTCAGCGTCGGAGCCGCCGGGGGTGTATTGGTTGGAAACGGCACGCCTAGATTGTTGAGGACGCTCAACAGCGGGGACGCGATCGGCGGCACGGGCAAATCCTCAACGACCAGAAGCTGCGTGCTGGTCGAGACGATCGTGTTGGCGCCGACGCGCGAGTCGGCAATCGGATAAAGCTGTCCGTTGCTCACGCCAGTTGGCGGCACAAGCGAGCTTCCGGCAGCCGACCCGAATACCACCGCCGAGATGTTCGGCGTGCCGCTTGTGCCGATCGCCGTGCTTGCGCCGAGATTGATCTCCAGCCGCGCGAATTGGTAGAAATTGCCGTCGGGCGTCGTCGGATTGGTGAACGCCGAAGATGTTGCTACGACGCCATTCGCGAGGCTATCCAACGTGATCGTCGGCGTGACGCTGGCAGAAGCGGCAGGCGAAAGGCCGATGGGGGTTGCGGTCATTCTGTTGTCCTCAAATTGTTCGCGACCTCGTTCAGCGTTTTTCTTGCTTCTCTCGGACGCGACAGCGCAAGCGCCATCATCCGCGCGATGAGCGCCAATAGGTCGTAGTCATCCCGACGGGCGCTGTGCCGGAGGTCCAGAAGGATCAGCGCGGCAAGCGGCGAAGGCTGCGGGTCATCGTGGGTCATGGCACCAACGCCAACGCCGTTTGCACGTCGCCCGCGGTGACGGCGGGCTGCCACGCCGGCACGGTCTGCGTCGCGAGGCCGAGGATGGTCGCCTGATCGGTGCTGTCGATCGGGCCGGTGATGCCCGTCCCTGGCGAAACCAGCGCAGCGAGCATCGCCTCGACGGACGCCGCCACGGTCGGATTCGGCATGTCGAACGGCGGGAATGAGGCGGGGGACTGGATCATCTCCCATAGTCCTTGCGCTGCTGCCACCGCTTGCGCGCTCGCGCCGCTCGGCGGGGTCTTGGCGAACGCCTCGATCGCGCCTAGCTTCCCGACGAGGCCGAGATACGCCGCCACGTCCATGATCGGCACCGAGACCGTCACCGTCGTTGTCTGCGCGTTGAGCGTAGCAGCGGCGGCCTCGTAGGAGGCCGGCGCCGGCGAGAGCGCCTGATAGGCGGCTTTAAGCTGCGCTGGTGTCCACATATCACGTCACCAGTGCAGAGCCGACCGGGTTCGTGATCGGCAGCGACAGCGTTGCACTTTGGATCGTGGTCGAGAGATTCGCCGTCACCGCGACGTTGTTCATCGTCAAGGTGGAAGCTCCGGGCTGCACATAGGACCATACCGCAGTGTTATCGGTGATGGCCGTGCCGGTGCCGGTCGGGCCGCCGCTCGCCGCCGTGGTGCCACCCGTCGTGCAGATATAGAGATTGCCCCCATTCGTGCACATCTGATCGACTACTACCGTCGTCGATGGCAGCCACACCGACGACGCGCCGAGGTCGATGACGCCCGCCGGTGTGGTGTTCAATGCGCGCGCGAAAGTCACCGTTCCCGCCGCGGCGGTGGTGAAAGTCGAAGATGTGAACGCCAGAGTTCCGACGACGTTGTCGCCGCTGGTGGTGATGGAGCCGGAGAGAGCCGATGATGCGAAGGTAGCGGTGCCGATGAGTGTATTGCCGCTGAGTGCGGCTGCGACGTTCGCCGGCGGCGTGCCGGTATAGAGGTTCAGCGTGCCCCCGTTGAGCGCGGTGAACAAAGCCGTCAGGGCAGACGTGCCGGCAGCGGCGGAAAGGTTCATGGCGTCACCTCAGAAATATGTGATGTTTGCCGTTGCGCCGGCTGCGGAGAACGAAACGTAGAGGCCAGTTTTGAACGCGATCCCAATGTCCTGCTGAGCGACCGCGGTTTGCGAGATCGTCCACAAGAGCGTGCCGGAGGTGCTGGTCCCGTCATAAAGGCTGATGATGCCGCTTGTCCCAGGGACGCCGATGGCCACGGTCGAGAGCACGCCAGCGCTCGATTTCACTTGGCCGCTTGCCGTGACGACGGCGCTCGATGCCGCGCCGGAATAGACGGGGATCGCGCCCGCCGGCTGGTTTTTCGCGTTCGGGGTTGTCATGTCACCGCACCGTCGTTGTTTGAGGGATTTCGCTGCGCTTCATATCGATCAGCCTGTCAATCCGAGACTGAATGGACTGAAGCTGATTGACAATTTGCTGATTGACTAGATTTTGTTGAGAGATCAAGCCGTCCATCTGATGGGTGAATGAAGCATTATCCTCGCTTCTGGCTTTTTCGACAGAAGAAATCTTGGAATCTTCGGAAATTCGCAAGTCTTCTATCGCGTCTTTTTGCTGCTTGGATATCTGCTCGATGCGGTCCTTTTGATCCTCTTGGCCCTGTTGAAGTTTCCCATATCCGATCACGCCGGTTGCAAGCACGGCTAGAATAGAGGCCAGATTTGCGATGTTCCCGATCGTTATTTTCATCTCAACCGGCGGCATGTCTAACTCCCTACACCGTAAGGGATATTGTCGAGGATGGCAACGCCGTTGCGTTCATCGGGTTGCCCGCCGCGATGAGATCGCATGTTGCGACGTAGGCAGCGATCGCGCCAGCGACGGCCTGATACTGAGAGGCAGTGAAATGGTGCCATGTCCCTGCCGCGTCAATCATCGGATAGGTCGTCGAGCCGAGCGGCAGCACACCAGCGCGCGCCATCGCGTTCATGGATTCGATGGCTTTCTGAGTGCTGGCATCCGTCGGGAACAGCGTCACAGCAAGCGTCATGGTGCCGCTGAGCGCGATCGACAGGCCGGCGACAGAGGCAGCGGCAGCCTGTTGCGCGAGCGTGAGAACGGGCGCGGGCGCTTGCGCGATGGCGCCGTCCTTGACGAGCCATGCCGATGGGTCTTCCGCCTGCGCTTGCGTGCATTCGATTGCGCCTGCCGGCAATGTTCCGTCCGGGCTGTATCCGCCGCGACCCTGGGCGAGCAGGAAATAGATGGGAGATGGCACGGTCATATTCCTTACGTGATCAGGCCAAAAGGAATCCATGTGAGCGAAACGCGCGCACTAAACGGGATGCTGAGCGCCGCAGTGAGCTCCGCCGACACCGTGCCGCCGCTGGTCGTCGCCGTTGCGAAAATGGTCGCCGATGAGGATGAGTTCTCAGCACCGACGTTGTTCCCGTTAATATATAGCGTCACTTGGTTTGCAACACCTGTGCTTGAGCTATTGTTCCGTGATCCGGACGCGATCAGGAGGCCCGGCCCAGGCACCGAGAAACTCACTGTTGCGCTCACGGTGTTATTGTTGCCCGATGCCAGGGCCGCCGCGCCTATGGGCTCATTGAACTGCCCATAGTTTACAACCTCATTCCCGGCTGTGCCATTCGCTGCCTGATGAGGGATAAACAAGTTGTTATCATAATTGACTGATGCAGTATACCCAGAATTGCACGCAAGCGCGGAATTGTTGCTTTCATTAAAAATTCCATATCCTTGCAGAGAGTCAGCATACAATTCGGATGCGTAGAAACTCTCATTACCATTCCCATTCAAAGCCGCGAACTGCGCTCGAACCTGCGAGAGCGGAGGAGCCTGATTGTTTGCCGTGGTTGTAGCGACTACCGTTTGCCCGATGGTCTGAGCATGCCAATTTGTGCCATCCCATATCAGAACAAGGGAGGCACCGTAGGTGGTTATAGGGAATGAATAAACGACCGATCCATCCGGAAGAATAAACTGCGGATTCCCTGAAGACACATTGGATTGCACCGTTACGCCATAAGGCGTGCCCTCGATCTGGCATTCCTGCCCCGCAATCGTCCCTGGCTGCATTGTCAACGTAATCGCCGAAGTCGCAGTTGGGACGACAATCGTTCGCAAAGCCGTCAGCGTGATGTTCCCGCTGGCCGATGGTGTGAGAAGCTGGAACATCTGGCCGTATTGCGGCGCGTTTTGCGGTGCCGAAGAACTCGCAGGAGCAACAGCGAACGGATTATTCGCGCTCCCCTCAACCGGAGCAAAGGAACTCAGAATTCCTGCTGTGTTCGATGCATATATATAGTCGCCGACTTGCCAGTTTTGCGCCGTGGTTCCTTCTTGGCCTCGGATCACTGTTACCGTTGCGCCAGAGATCGACGTTGCATAGACCACCTCGAAAACCGATCGCGTCGCTGCATCGTTTAGCGTCAGAGCGAAATATGATCCCGAAGGAATGGATGAAGGCAGATTATTACTGCTTGCCAGAGTCAAGGTCGTAGATGACGATGTAACTGCCGCTGCGAGGGTTGTGTTGACGTTGTTCGCGAATGTGAACTGTGTCATCAGATTCCGGCGCTCCACAAGCGATAAATTTCGACGGCAGATGATCCAGATGTCGTGTCTGTGATAGTCACTCTGAACGCTACTACATTTTGCGGTTGGACGGACAAAGTTTGAGACCCAAATGGAACGAAAGTCATGCCAGTCCCAGCAGTCAGCGTCATTTGGTATGCCGTGAAATTCTGGATTAGGAAGTTGAACCCGTAAGAATCCGACGACCCAGCCAGGGCCGATATGATATCGGCGGCGGTATCAAGCGTATCCGTGAAAGCTGCCGTTGGTCCGGTTCGCGCGATGACGCCCGTAAGCATATTTGCCGCGGTAAGGTTCGTTCCTGCGGTCGCTGTAACCTGAGCGGGAGCAACGCCAGGCGCAAGGATGGGCACGAGAACATCCGTCAATGTGCCCCCGGAGTTTTGCACGGCTACGCATTGAAATGACGGTATGTCCGCGCTTGGCAACGGAAGCTGAGAAATCTTTATGGTGCCGCTCATCTATGTTTGATCCGTCACGAGGGAGGAACCAGATTCGGTTGTTAGATAGCTTCCGCTTTCGGTAGTTAACTGAGGATAGAAGGAAACTGACGCCGAGTATGGAAACGGCATAAGCAATATATCCGATGACAAAAAATCTGCCATTATGCTAGCAATAGAGCTTTCTAGAACGGATATAGTAATGACATTTCCTGATACCGCGATAGACGGCGGCGCTTCACTCGGAAGCAAATCCGATCCATTCGCGCCGCTCAAGAACCTCATCACGCGCCGCTTGAGCCATGTCACGTTCATGTATGGCCCATCGCCGCGCCATAACCACCATGTCAAAACGCGACGATAGATATCGTCGTCTGCTACCTGCGCCGTACCGGACTGATGGAATTGGTTGCCATTCAAATCGATGGAATTGAGCGAGAATTGGTTCAGGCCGGCGAGAAAGAAGGTCGATGATGTCGATATGACAGGCCGCGGGATTCCGTAGATTCCTTGGCCTATCCAGTCAAGCAATGCGCCCGAAACTTGAGGCGACGTGTAAACCCCAAGCGGCGTGTTATTCCACCAGTCAAGATACCCCTGCGTAAGCTGGTTTCGTGCTTGCCACCACGCCGCAAGGTTCTCATCGGTCTGATATTGATCGTAGAGGTATGCGCCGAAAATCGTTTGCAGAGGCGTGGACATTTCACCCCTGAGTCACAGTAACGGCAGAGTTTGAAGCGGTGAAATATCCCTCCACATCTCCAACGATTATTGACGTCCCTGATTCCGGCGAAACCGCCGTTCCGTTGATGGTGACGGCGAAAGTCAGCGTCGTGAGATTTTCCTCTGAGATGACTGAGGAAACGGCCTCGACAAAGATCGTGCTCATCGTGATGAGGTTGATAGGCTGACCTATCGCGAGGCCGTTCAGATATCTTTGAACGGCTGGCGCTCCGAGAGACGCCACTTGCGCGCCGGCGGTAAAGTTTGCAAGCGTGGTATTCCACGTCACTGCGACCGTCACGGTCTGCGAAACCGGGTTCACATAGACAATCGAATATGTGTCCGGAGCGTCAAAAAGAGAAACGGTTATGTTGCGAGAACTGGAGACGGTCGATCCCGTCAAAACGCCGGGGTTTACCAGAACTCCCAGGATCGCCAACGCTACCTCGTATGAATTCCCGCCGCCACACACTACCTTGATTGAGCTGGTTTCCTGCTGCACGGAAATCTGATTCGGGTTGACACCAGGGACAGCCGCGAGTTGAGTTTTGAGATATGGAATCGTCCCGGTGACAGTCGCTTGCACGGCCTGAAGAATTTGCGCGCGATAACTTGCCGATGACTGCGCACCTTGCGCAGGTGTCCCAGCTTGTGGATTTGTTACAGTCACATTGTAACTGGATGGCACGCTACTCGCGAGAGTCGTGACGCTGTTCGCTGGAATGGCAAACACGTTGGAGTTGGTGCAGATGGCTGTCACCTGCGGCGACTGACCGCTTGACCCGATGACCGTGCCGCCTTGAACGACGTATTGATTCACGCCATCGCTCACAATGAACCCAGGCGGAATCACATACCCAGACGGACCGCTGAAAACCACGTTCACGGATGCGTTGGTCGCGAGGCCACGAGGGATGCCGAACTGCTGACCAAGTAGGTTGAGAACGTAGTCGTTCGCCCCTAGCGGCGAGACGGACGCGACAGCATCCACACGGGCTTGGTCCTGCAACGTGAGATCGGCGACGGAAGTCGAAGACAGGTTTTCGAGAAGCGATGCAGGAAGATTGAGCGTAACATTCGGGTCTATCGCTTGCGCGCCGGACACAAGCGCTTGCTGAAGCGTCGTGGCAGGCGTCGGCTGCGGACCCGACGCAGACATCAGCAATGGCAATGTAGTGCCGCTCATACCGGCACCGTAGTGCTCAGAAGCGCGCCTTCGTGCGTCATCGCTGAGATTTTATACACCGGAGCGCCTGACGTGTTCCGCGTGACAGACAGATATGCGAAATATCTCGAAAAGTATTTCACGATGCTATGCACATAGAAATCAGGAAATATCTGAGACATGATCGTTTGCTGCTGCGGTATCCCCAGATTTGCAAAAAACGGGCTCTCTCCGAGATTGAGCTTGAGCACTTGCACAAGCGTCGTCAGATAGACGGCGCCGTTATGCCCGTTGGCGTCGGTCTCGACCGCCTGCCAGACATATGACCCATCCTCGTTGTAAACGCGCCCCCACGTTCTCATGCGTCACCCGCTCACCGGGTGGCCGGTATTTGTTGGCGTCCCGGTGCCTGGAGAATACAGATGCTCGTGGGTTTCCGCCACTACTCCGGTTGAAAGCGTCAAGCCCGAAACCGTCATAGACCAAGTAGAGCTTCCGACCGTGATTGTCACGCCGTTGGCCGTCAGGTTGATCGAGACCGAGCCATCCGGCGTCTGGATCAAAGCGCCGCCTGGTCCGCTGACGATGGCCTGAGTGCTGTTCGCCGGCGGCGATGCTTTCGATGCTACAGGCTGGAACATGAGCGCCGTCAGATTGCTGCGGCGTCCATATTGCGGCGTTTCGCCAAAGCCTGCCACGCCGCTTAGGCTGGCATCGATAGGCACCGTGACGCCGGTATCTCCGACCTGCACCGGCTGCCGGTAATAGGGGCTCTCCGCCTTCGGGATCGTAACATTCGGCAGCGTCCACGGCGGGTTCTGCACGTCAAAAGCCACCGTAACAAGCGATCCATCAACCGCAACAACATGGCATGGGAGCGCCATGCCAAGCTGTTCAATAGCCTCGACGGCCTTGCGGTGTCCCATCTGATCAAGATGCTGTTGCGCCCATAGGCGCTGATAATCATACCGGGACATAAGCCGCACATTGGAGAATGGTCACCCAGGCCGCCCCGTCAGGATCGCGGAATCTTCCTACATGACGCATGGCCGTGACCAGGAATTGACCTTGGAATACGGTTTGGTCTCGATATGATGCATAGGAAGTCGGTCCTGCAACGCCTAGACCAGGAACCTGAGCATAGGCTTTCGGCATGGTCACAAGGTCTCCTACGCTGATATCACCACGCATGACAAGGGTAATCTGAATCTGATACTGATTGATCCATGTCGGCTGGCCGATGAAGTCAGTAAAAGCGAGCTGCACTACCTTAGGAGAATATGAACCATCGAAAACGAAAATCCGATTGCCAGTCCCCACGATGGAAACTCCCACGTTGGGAGGGTTCATTGTGAGAGCTTTTAGGCGCTGCGCAAAGCCCGGCAACGTCGAATAAACGCCGGTTTCTCCTGCTGCCGTCGTATAGGCAGAATCTTTTATGTTCACCGTTATCGCTGCGTTGGGAACTGCAGTTTGCAGAGTGGTTAAAATCGCTTGCGAAAGCGGAGTTCCTGGCTTCCACGAAAATACAAAGTTCCCAGGCTTAGCAATGGTGAACGGAGAACTCTTGGATATGAATCCGATGTTCATATCCGTTCCTATCCAGTTCCCCCAAGCTTGCCAGACATTCCCCGAGAACACCAACCCGGCCTGAGCGGGGTTCTCTAGCGGCAAGCCTCCACCCATACCGGCGCGGACGTATATATTGTAGCCTACCGGATTCTGTTGCGATGGACCAAAGTTGAAATTCTGACCCACGTCTTGCAAAGACACTCCCCAGATCGTGATGCTGGAATCACCCATAGGTGTCCCAGCATCGTAAACGAACAGATCGAATTCGACATCTTGCGCATTGCCGTTCTGAAAGCCATTCAGCATAGACGACCAGGATTTGACGACACTCCCGGACGAATCTTCTAGCCGAATGTCGTAATATCTCATGGCCCTGTCACGATAGTTCCGTTTGTTGGGTAATAATACATATACTCATTAGTCCCGAACAAAGACCATATGAGATTGACAGGCGTGCTTGATGGATCGCTGCCGATCATAGGCATTGTCAAGGACGGCGAGGCGCTCCCTTGAAGCGAGACGGAAAAATACCAGCGTTGCGCATAAACATTCCAGAACACTTGCACGACATATTGATTGCCCGAAGCCGTCATAAGAAACTGAAAGGGCGGTGCAGTCGATTTGCTTGGAGTGAACTGGTAGGTAAGCTGCGTCATGGCGCGGAGAGGGGCTGGCTAAACACGGGCTGTTGCACTGCCGGAGTGAACGATTGCGCAATGCCAGTTGTCGATGCGCTGATGCCAGACGGCAACGGAAGTGCCGATGCGTTCGTTGCGTTCACGCCTGCCCAAGATGGCGTTGTTATCTGACCGCCATTGGAAAGGCGATTCATCAGGTTGTTGAGTGCCGCTTGCGCGCTTGATAGCGATATGAGCGGCTGCGTGAACGACCACATCCACTCGACTTGCGTTTGTGACCCGCGGGAAGTCACGTCTTGAAGATCAAGCAGGATGCAGGAATTGTAGATGAACGACGGCGTCATCACGATGAATGTGCCGCCCGCATTACAATGGCTGCTGATCGCGGCTTCGATGACCCCCATCGTCGCCAGCTTGACCAGGTATCCACCCGGGCCCTGCGCCGGTGCGATCATGCGTAACGCGATATTCCGCACGTCCTTGATGATCGCGTTCCCCGCCACCGCCTGATTGGCAAAGGGGAACTTCCCCAGGCTGTATTTTGCCAGCGCTCCACCAGGCAGCGGCGTAAACTGAGCGAAGAAGTCGCCAAGAGACGTTGGCATGTCGCCGGCAATCAGGCCATTGACGACGCTCAACCCCTCGGTCAAGACGACAATCGGAAGATATCCCCCTACATAATCGGCTATGCCGCCTTGGAATACGATCGGCGAAACCTGGAACGCGATCTCGAATAGAGATCGTCCGGTCGCCTGGCTCACGCTGACCGCCATATCAATGCGACAATCCTGCGGCAGTGGTTGCGATGTTCGCCGACGTGCTGTTGTGGACGTTCAAAGACACGTAGGGATTTGTCGGAGGGCGGTTGAGTTGCTCCGCCGCATGGCTTTGGTATGCGTGAACTCGGGAGATATAATTGCGAGTTTCGTCGTTGAGATGCGCCTCCCAGTCATTGCCATATTTCGCGATCTCTTTGTCCAAGTTCGCCGGCCCCCAGTTGACCGCAGCGAGAGCCTTATCCTCATCGCCGTATTTCTGCATGTAGATTTTGAAGTCTTTGGCGTCGCGCTTGAGAGCTTCAGAAAAGTCATTCGGGTCGATGTTTGCCGCGTGGTAGATTTGCGGCATAAGTTGGAAAGGCCCCAAAGCTCCCGCAGAGCTTTCTCGCGTGTTTTGTGAGAACGAACTCTCGGCACCCCAGATTCCGAACATAGAGCCGGCAGGAAGTCCCATGCTTTTTTCGACGCTTGTTATCTCGCGAACATGCGAAGCATAATTCTCTGCTGCCTCGCTCGAGAACTTGTCATGCGCCCATGCCTCATACGCATAGAACTTGTTGCGCGAGGTATCACCCGAAGCCATCCGTTTGCTCAAATCAGCCGCCGTGTTGCTTGGCATCGTCGAGGGCGACATACCAATGGCGTGCATGAAATTCGCCACTCCTTCGGCTGCCGCGACGATGTTTTGCGCGAACGATTTGACTCCATTCTGGAAGTCGCCGGACTTGATTTCCGAAGCCAGCCATTCGATGCCTTTGCCAAGCTGACCGATCGCTTGCGGCATGTCGGCATTGTTGAGGAACGAATCCAGCGTTGTCACGATAACATCAGAGAGATGGCCGAGAGGTTCCGCAAGCCTGCTTAGGTCGCGGATGAGCACTGTGTCGATCGTCACGCCGGCTTTGCGAAGCTGAACGGTAAGATCGTTCCATTGCTGCGCGATCTCGGGCGAGAAATTAAGTTGCCCCTCCGCCGCGTTCATCTGCCCATGCATCCGACGCAGTTGGTCAGGCGTCATCTGCCCCATGCGCCGCAAATCTTCCATCGTGAAGAATTGCGTCATCCCCATTGCATCAGCAAACTGTTGAGTTTGGGGACCGTTCTTCCATAACGCTGCCGCGCGCTCGACGATGGACGCTGCGATCTGATCGTTGGATTGAGATTGAAGTTGCTGCGGCCCGATCCCGAGGCGCGCGAGATATGGGCGAAGCGCAAGATCGTTGCGCGCATTGGCAACGCGCGAAAGCACGTCTCCACCGTTCACCAGCGGCGAATAATAGGCCGAGAACGCCGAGAGCTGGCCTGGTGTCACCCCCAGCCCGGTTGCCTCGCGGTAGCGAGAGAACGCACTGAAACCTAAAGCGCCGATGCCAAATATGCCGCCCGCGGCTAATCTGAGCCCGAAGCCTGAGATTGTGCTGGTCAGCCTGAGAATGCGCTCACCGAGCGTTTCCATCGCTCGCGCCAGGCCAACGCCGGGGATGTCGGACGATCGGAACATCCCAGCGCCAGCGACACCTAACCGCATGATGCCGCCGCCGTTCTTGAACACATCGAACTCGCGCTTGAACCTTTTAAACTCTGTATCGTCCACCTCGATGGTGATGATCGGCCTGCGCTCAGCCACCGGAGATGCCTTTCAAGAAGGAAATCAGGAAACGATTGCGGAACTCATGCGCCGTGTCGAACGACTTGCCGTGAAGCGCCATGAAGTCACCGAAGCCTTCCCGTGCGGCATAGGTCAGGACGGAACCGAGGATGCCCCCACCTTCGGCGAGGCGCCCGGCTTCGAGGTCGGCAAACCAGCGGCGAACTCCGACGGCAGCGATGACGTTGCTTGCCAGCCGAGCATCGAGCACAAGGCTGTCACCACTTCCTTTCGACGCCTGATCGGTGCCAGCCAGTAGGCTCCCGTAAAAAAAACGATCGCGCTTTCGACCTCCGACCATTCTTCGTCGGTCAGCACTTGCGCGCGGATGGCATCTGGGACCGGAAGCGTCTCCCATCCCCCCGGCGACGGCGCCAGGATGGTCGTCAGCCGCTTGATCTCGGCAAGCAACGCGGCAGCCCCGCCGTCGCCTTGGCGCCCCTTCCTGGCCGCCTCAGATGCCGCCACGTCCTTGAGCGTCAGAGCGGCACAGCGTATGCCGACGGATAGATAGCTTGAATCTTGGCCGGTGATCTCCGCATACGTCAAAGACAGAATGCGAAAATTTGCCTCAAACACCTCGCGCGAGATCGGCGCGCTATACACATAGAACGCAGGCTGTTCGTCTTCATCCGCAACCGAAATGACGACGTTCAGCTTTTCATCGACACGGATCATGCGATGTTCAAGAGATCGGCGTTGATGAGATATGCGCCGAACAACTCGACCTGATAATAAGGGTTACCCCCGTCCATATTGAACTGAGGAATTTTTCGGATCGCCGTTTCTCGGAAAGTAAGGCTCGATACGCCAGTGGTCGTGACATCGGTATGAATTTTTACCGTTCCCAACACCGTGCTTTGCTGGATTTGCTGTTGCCATGCGCCGGCGATACCTTGCGTTCTGAGCATTTGAACGCGGATTATAACGCCTACGTAGGGAGCCGCGGATGTCACAAACCCCGTCATGGTCGGAGGGAAATCAGTCGCAGTACCCTCGAAGTCGAAATTGATGCCTTCCCGCCCAAGATGATCGGCGTTGACGTTGAGCGTCGGATTGCTTGGAATGACAATCGAAGCCCGAAGCCGGTTTAGCGTCCCCTGCTGCACGAGTTGCTGGAGTGATACGCCAGTTGTTCCGCTCATGCTGCGTCTTCCTTATGCGAACTGCGTGGCGTTGAGATTGAACGTGACGGTTAGGAAGCCCGATTGCCCCACGACGGTCGCGGAAAGACCGTCATAAATGCCCGCCGCGTAATTGTCCGGGAATTGGCTCACATACGTCGAGAACGGCACCGCCGTGATTGTCGCACTGAGAGCACAACCGGATTGGACGCCGGTATCAGCAACAGCTTCCGCCGCCGCCAGAAGGGTATTGATGCCGGCCTGGTTGTAGAGCAGAGGCGGATTGCCATTCGAGCCGTTGACGACTGCGTTCGCTATCGCCTGATTGATGTTGACGTTGAGCCAGTCAATCCCATACCAGAATGACGCCTGGGTTCCGTTCGCAAGCGTGCCTTTCCAAAGTCCGGCGCCCGTCAATCCAGCCTGGTTCATCGGATAGGAGATGTTGCCGAAATTGCTCAGGATCGATTGAAGCGCAGAAGATTGGCCGGTCGCGGGCCACGGCGTCGTGCCGAAAAGCTGGCGATACGCCATAGGCGCAAGCTTGTTGGACGGCGAGGGATTGTTTGCCAAAAATTGATAGAATGCAGATGCGGCGTCGAACTCGCTCGAACCCATCGCCGGCGCGTTGACGAACGGAAACACCGATTTGGTGCCGGCATAATCCGTGATCGTCGTCTGCGTCGTGGCGACGAAGAAGTATTTGAGTCCGGTATTGCTGGCATAACTCGCTGCCAGGGTCTGCATTGCCGTCCCGTCCCAATCGGCGGGCACAAGATAGGCATAGAAAATCCCCGGATTGGCTGCATCCCACGTGCCCAGAGCGCTCGGCGTTGGGCTTGTCTGCGTTCCGAGCTCAAGCACATACAGCCCTACTGCACCGCCCTGAGCGAAGAACGTCGTCGCCATGTTGGTCAGCTCAGCATAGTTGCCGGCAGTGCCGAGAATCGCCGTCAGTGCCGCCAGATTGCCGCAATACTGATACGTGCCAACGGGCAACGTCGTGCCGCCGACCGAGACAATCGCGCCGCTCTGCTGATATTGCGAAGGCTGTGCCGCTTCTTGGACCGTGACGTTTACCGTCACGATCTGCGGCGTGATCGTCGTTGCCATTTGGCTATTCCTTACTCAAACGACACAGAGACTACGCCGGTGGCCGGAGGGACTACGGTGATGCCGTTCGCGCAATAGAACTTCCATTCCTGCGGGCCGGCGGTGGCGGCTTCGGGAATGACGAAAGCCAAAGTGCCGCTACTCACGTCAGCGACAAGGGCAGTGTCATAGACGCCACCGGCAACGCTTCCCGCCGTATTGACGGAAACCATGCGCACGGTGCCCGCCGTCGATTTGACAACAGTCGTGGTGGTGATGTTGAGCGCGTTCTTGTTGCCAGCGACGGACGGCACCAGAACAGCCGGAGTGTTCGCCATCAGAGAGACTCCTCGGTTAGAGAGATGGATGCGGATTTGATTAGCCGCTCGGAAATCTGCACGACTGCCGATTGCAGATAGTTGACGCTCATGCTGAACGTCTTTTTCATCGCGATAGCCGCGATTTCACGCTGGATGCGCTTTTCGTCTCGGATCGGCGAAACCTCGCTGACGCCCCAGATATCGCCGTCAAGGCTATTTTCGAGAACATAGGAGCGATATGACAAAGCCTGTTGATTGTTGAACCCATAGAGGATGAACCGAACTCGCTCATGCACGAGCTGCGATGCGGTCGGAAAGAACGCGCCTAGGATCGATTGGTCTGGCACGCCAAGAGAGACATCGCCCTCTGCGTAACTCTCTGCGGCATCGTAACTTGGCAGCGATTGCCATTCGTCCGTTGTCTCGGAATCGATATCAACGGCGATATATGGCGGCGTGATATTCGGATCGACGAGATACGCGGGATAGACCGGACCGAACGCCGTCAGCGAAAGCCATATCGGCAGGCTGTTGGAAACGATTGGCTCTACGTTTGCGAGAGCAGCCGGGTCGTCGATGATTTGCGAGAAGAATGGCGGATAGATCGCATTGCCGAAATAGTGCCAGATGCCTGCTTCCGGTGCCCGCATTCCGCGGCCAGAGAAAGCCACTTTGATGCCGCGATGATCGCCGATGAACATAGTGTCTGGCGAAGCTTCGTTGAACTCGGCAATCTCGTCGCGCGTTGTGAACAGAAGCCGGTTCACACCGATCGTCTGATCGTCGTCTTGCTCAACGTCCGAGGAATAATGCAGCGAGCCGCGGACGTTGATCGTCTGGCCGGCGAGAACCCAGAACACATAACCGTCGATCGGAAGAACCGTGCGGCGATATTGCCGGAACTGGATGACCTGCTGCCGGTCGAGCGCATCGACGCCAGCGCCAAGCGTGCTTTGCAGCGGGGTTTGCGCACCGAACTCGCCTAGCACACTCACGGTTGCCATGCCTTGAATGACGCCACATACTGCCCCGTGTCGATGAAGCTGGGCCTCACCGGGTTGCTCGAGGCGTAGGGATGCTTCAAGCGGTGATTCACGCCCATCAGCGAAGCCTTCGTTGGCACACCAGCAACGCGGCCATCCATCTGCTGCGTCGCTATGAAGTCCTTGAACGAGTGCTCAATGCCAGCGAACGCCCGCTCAAGATGATTGACCGGAGTCTTCACGCCACGTATCTCCGCTTTGATCTTGAGCGCGACTGCTTCTTTCACCGCCTTCGCGATCTCGCCTTTGCGCATGTCGGCGAAAGTCTGCATGATCCGGTATTTGCTCTCCAGGATTTCCGCCAAGTCGCCAATCGTCAAATCGCTTTCTTTCGCCGGCACGCCGTGCAGATATTCCATATGCGGAGTATCAAGCACGCCAAGGACGATCTTCATCACACCATGACCGTGACAACCGGGCCGGCCTTCTGCGCATAGGACAGATATGCGCGGCCCCATATCGTCTTAAGATATTCCAGATCGGCGATGCGGAAGCCCTTGAAGGCGTCAGGCACCAGCATCGTCGAGCTTGTCCCTTGATCGGAACTCGATGCAACAACACCAGCGATGAACCCAGCCGTATTTAACCGCGCGCGGAGGTCCGTGAAAAACGACAACCCAGGCTGATCCTGAGCCATCAGCACAAGATGATGAGTCGCGAGATTATAGACGGCGATCGTGTATTCCGGCGCTCCGGTCCCCGCGGGAGAGCCCAGAAAACTCGGTCCCGGAGTGCAGACCGGAATGACAACCGAGATCGCACGATTGAACGACCACTGAATCCACGGCGATGACGGCGGCAAGACAGACGCCGAGAACCCCTGCTCGGTCAAGAAGCTCTGGTAATCCGCTAGGTTAGGACTGAACGGATCAGTCCACGCCATCACTTCCTCCGCGCGCGGCCAGGCTGCGGCGCGATCTCACGATTGACGACCTTTTCCGGCTCCGGGTCTCCAGGGTCGATCTCGGTCGTCACCTTCATGGAAGTTTGCTGCGCGCCGATCGGCTGGAGCGGGTCAGGCGCAAGATGCCGCATTTGATGATCGAATGCGACGGCAGTGCTCTCCATGATATCCAGCGCTTCGGCATCGCGCTTCTTGTCGCGCGCCTCAACCGCCTCGATGATTTGACGCTGGTGTGCCTGTTTCTCGTAGTAAAATATGCCGTCGTGCGCATTGATCGCGTCAAGCTCGGTGATCTTCTTCATGCCGTAGTGCTTGACATGATGATCAATGAACTTAACATGCTCATCAAGTCCCCATTCAGCGGGGAGCGTTGCCTGTTTCCCGGCGCCAAGCTGGAACGGTCGAACCAGATCACGCCGCGATTTCTCGTGATCAAGCCTCCAATGAAGAACGACAGGCTGTTTCGTTCCGTTGATGATGACGATCATAACGCCTCCTCAGTAGGGGATATTGAGGATGGTGATCGCTTGCGGCCGAGGCGCCCACCCCGACGACATGCGCCAAGCGAGATATTGTTCGGTCATCCCCATCGGCGCCGGCGACGTGATCTTGCGCGGGGCCGCCATGTCGGAATACTGCAACACGCACTCGTCGAGGTTCGGAGTCAACTCGGCAAAGATGTTCGTGTTGATGGACTTGCCTTGCGGGTTCTTGATCTTCGGAATGGTGACGATCACGGCGTCACTGCCGCCAGCACCTTTGCCGATGAGAGTATCATCGACGTTCCACTCGATGCTGTTCCCAGCCGCTTCCTGGATGCTCTGCACCATCTGCGCCGTGGTCGCGCTGCCGGCGCCGCTGCGCTGGAATTGCACAAGCTGCACGATGCCGACCTGCTGCATGTAGAGGATATCGCGCTGCGGACCGAGAACAGAAATCTTCTGCGGAACTTGCGCTTGGAACATAGACGTGATCATATTCACGATGGTCTGCAACAGGAACTGCGCCATCTCGCCGTTGTCATAGCTCGTCAGCGTGGCATTGCCATTGCTGTCCGGCGGAAGCGTGACATTCGGAGCACCTGGCGTGTTGAGCAGCCCCTCGCCATTGGACGGGATAGCGCCATAGAGGCAGACATTCCGCGCCGTTTGGAAATGCGCTTGGCGCTGCGCAAGTTCCAAAGCCTGCACGATCGAGAACCCCCAACGGCCGGCCGCTTCTTCCTCCGATCGAGACCATACCGACCGATTGGAAAAGTGATAGGTCGCCGTGCTCATGAACGAGGCGTTGATGAACTCAGCCGCGGTCAAGGTAAACGGCGACTGCGCGCCGAAAGCCGAGGTCGTCAGATTGAGCCGCTTGATGTAGACCGCGAGATCGCCCTCGCCCAACATCACGCGGATTTTGTCATCCGCGAGAAGTCGCAAAAACCCGCTAGGCTGTGCGATCTGCAGAAGGATATTCGGTTCGGTGTAAGAAGGCTCAACCCGAACGAACGCAGAGGTAATGCTTGCCATCTTATGTGCTCCTTACACCGTCACGGCAATGGCGTTGCCGTATCTGAATTTCCACGTCGAGCTGACTTGTTCCGCCACGAGAGCGTTGCCGATATAGACGCCGGCAATGTTCGTGATCGGAAGCGCGCCCGTGGTTGAATTGTAAACGTCCGCCATCCCGGTGGTGAAATTCCACGAGATTTGCGTGTTGACGCCGACCCCGCTCAAAGAGTCCACCAGAGCGGAAGACGCCTGCAAGACAAGGCGCGCGCGGCTGCCGAGAGCGACATAGTTGCAGGTTCCGCCGACACCATAGATCGGCACGTTGTCCGAGCCGGGGACAACGATGCCGTTTTTCGCATAGGTGAACGTACAGAACCCGTTGATGTCCGCGTTGGTCGCCGCCAAGAGCGCCGAACTATGAAACGCCTCGCGACCAGCCGCCGCCGTCAAGAGAATCTGAAGCGGCAGGCCACCAAAGAGCGGCGCGGTGTTGCTCGCATCGACGACCGCGGCGGCAATCTGCGTCGGGTTGATGACAGGATCATCGAAGATGAACCCCTGCGTTGCGCCGACCGTCTCGACGGAGAACGAATTTTCCGCGTTGGTCGTCGTCCACGGGAAAAACGAAATGGCGCCGCTCATTGGGCCGTCCCTTTCACATTGAATTTCACGCCCATCGGCTGCGGCGTGAAGGCTTCCATCCATGCCGGTGAGTCACCGATAACTTCCTCGACGCGCCGGCCAGCCTCGTCGGTATAGACGCGCGTGCGCATGGCACCCGTGCTGGTCGGCAGAGTCCGAGCTGCCTGCTGCGCGTCGCGATAGATCGCACCCTCGACCGCATCGAACACCGGCCCAGGCGTGAGCGTCAGGAGGTCAACGTCCTTGAATTCCTTGCTGTGCGCTTGGTATTTCTTGAGGCACCGACGACGGAAGGAGTGCAGGTCTTCGCCGGGGATCGGGGTCGGCACGGCATCATTGAAGTAGGTGGCGACGTCCGCCACGCGCTGCCGGGCCTCGGCGATCTTACCGCGCTCGTCGTCGGACGGTTGCGTGATAAGCATGTTGCGAAGCTGGTCGATCTCGCGCTTCAGCTTGGCGATGTCGGCAGCGTCATGCCGCCGGGCGTCTTCGCGCTCTTTCTCCTCGCGCTCGCGCTCTTCGGCATCGCGCCGCTCGCGATCTCGCCTCTCGCGGTCCTTGCGCCATTTGTCGAGGCGGATGGTGTATTCATCATCCTTCTCGCCGTCCTTGCGCTCGGGTTCTTTGTCGTCTTCGTCAAAGCGGTCGCCGTCCTTGCGGTCCTTGCGCTCGGCATCTTTCCGAGCACGATCCTCGCGCTCTTTTTCCTCGCGCTCTTTCTCCTCGGCGTCGCGCCGCTCGCGATCTTTTCGCTCCGCGTCGAGGGCATCGAACCGCTTGCTCATTTCGTCCATGCGCTTGGTCACGGAGTCCATGAACTCGTTGAGACGCTCGGAATCACTGCGGGCGTCAGCGCAGTCTTTCTCGTCATCCATGTTGCTATCCTTCTGTGATTCCGGCGGGCCGGACGGGTCGATCTTCTCTTTCCATGCGGAAACGATCTTTCTTTTCATCTCCGCAAGTTTTTCCGAGTCGTATTTGTCGGCGTCTTTTCCCTTGTGGATGTAATCCCATGCGGCTCGAATGTGTTCTTCCGTGTCGATCGGGTATTTCGAGTTTTCAGGATCGGCGAATTTCACGTCCCCGTATTTCTTCTTGCCGGCTTCCTTCTCGCTTTCTGCGTCGGTAGCAAACACCTCGTAATCTCCGTTTTCCAGAGGGACGATGGTCGTGACTGATTCGCTCATGATTGGTTCATCCGAATCCCTTTTGGATCGGTGCCCTTGTCCCAGACGCCGAGCGGAACAACCGCGAGATGATCGATGATGGTCGGCCTTCCCTCGATACGCACGACCTCACCGGACGGCAGTCTCGTCACATTGAGTTCGGCAGGATCAAGAAAAACAACAGCCGGGCTCGTGCTGGTATGCGAAGACACCATCATGTCGATGTCATGCTCAAGGAAGATGCGGACGATGCCCCACACCTCATCGCCCTCTACGTAGGGATAGATGACCGTCCCCATGATGCGCTCGACGATCTCATCCTGATCGTTCGTGTGCTCATAGACGACCGGAATTCCATTGCACCGATCCGCGAATTCTTGCGTCGCGAAAATCTCAGGCTCTCGCCACACATACTCTTTGAGACCGCTGCGATAGCTCATCCCACTGCCGGTGATGCGCATTTTGACAAGCGTCAGGTCACCGATACGCGCGGGGCTAGGAATTCTCCCTTCGGCCATCGCAATGGCCGCTTCGCGCTCGTTCATGCCGCCTTACGGAGATACGCCAAGCCTTTGAACGAGAGCATGGATTGCGGGATATCCTCAAGGTGATAAAGAAACGTTGCATAGCATCGGCAATACGGTTCCTCAGCGACGTGCGTAATCTGGTCGTAGCGCGGCGCCTTGGCCGAAAAAAAACCCGCCTTCTGTGCCCAGGATCCGGGGATAATCCACACCTTGCCGTCCCGCTCTTTGTGATCCTTGCGGTAGTCGTAGCCGGCCTGCCGCCAATTCGACCGCCATATCAGCGCAATCGCGCCGCCATCCTCGGCGATCGTCTCATTGATCGCAGCAATGAGCTTGTGAGACTGATCAATGGCTACGCGCCGCGCTTCGTATTTCACTTGCGCAATCGGCTTGTAAACGTGCTCGCGCACCTCCCGCATGTCGATCTTCGCGCGCATGTCGGGAACAGACGACGCCCATCCAGTAAAGCGCGCCAGCGCGTTCGAGATCGCTTCTTTGCGCCTCAGCTTAATGAGATCGAGGGACTGAACGATCCTCTCGTCCAGCTTTTTGCGCAGCGCCGGGCGCAGACGATCAACAGTGAACCGAGGAAGTCCCTTGTGGTTCTTTTCTGCCTTCCCGACTTGCGCCTCGAAGTCGCGCTTGAGACGTGCCGCTACGCTTGTATCAATCTCGGCATCGGCATCAATCTCGGCGAACAATCGTTGGAGAATGTATTGCCAGTTCTCTGCAGTCTGTTTCCCGGTAATCTGAGCTTTGATCGCTTCCGCGATGACACGGTCAAGCCGCTTCATCTTCTTTGGCCGGGGGCTTGTCTTCTTGTGGATCGGCCGATGGCGGCATCGTCGCGGCAAGCTCAGGATCGATGAGCAGAGGTGCGGCAAACATTTTGTTTTGCGCGTTGATATTGTCAGCGGCCCAGGATATAAGCTGCGCGCGAGATTCAGGATCAGCCGTCATCGCGCCCATCACCTCCAGCAACTTCACCACGCTGTCGAAGCGGCGCTGCTGACCTTCAAGCTCGTCCTTGTCGCTCTGCTGCACCAAGGAAGGCCATTGCGGCTTGAATCCATCACACCATTCCTGAAAGCACTCGGCATAGCTGTGATTGCCTATCACGCTCGGATATTTCCGCTTCATCGCGCGATAGAAGTCCGGCGACCATGCCCGGCGCTGAACGATTCTATCGAAAAATCGGAACAGCGGTTCCTGCTGCGCGCGATACGCTTCGATGTAGGAAGAGATCGTTTTCGCATCCTCGCTGCCGTCCGCGAAGCCCTCCGCGAGCGTGTCTTGCGAGAGTAGCAATGCCGGCATCCCTGCTGCGCTGGCGATATCCTGGATGATGTTGTCTCGCGCAAATTTTCCTGCGCCATCGACATTCATCATATTCAGCGTCTCGATCGCCTCCTCAACGTCGATCGAGATTGTGTTATACGTCGAACCAGCTTTGAACTTTTGTAGCTTCCGAGCCCACATGGCCTCTGAAGTGTTGTCAACTACAGAGCCCTGCGGCTTAAGTTTCGCAATCAGCAGGCCGAGTTTTTGAGAAACCATGTTGTTCGCAACCATCATGCGAACATATGACGCAAGCGGATACATCGCGCGTATGTATTTCGATCGACCAGTGAAGCCGAACGCAGCCGACGTCCACTGGATATAGATCGGATCTTCGTTCTGCGTGACGACGCCGCGCGACAGGTGATACACCTGATTATCGACGATGAAATGCCGCGGCTTGAGAAAGTCAGGCGATTGCGGATTTTGCGAGAGCGTCAGACTGCCGGCCGTATTGAGGGGATCGAATATTTGGAAGTAGATGTCAGGCGAAAGCCACTCATCATCTGTCAGAGGTCGATAGGTCGGTATACCTGGAACACCGACGCCAACGGCGGAAATGCCGTAGATCGCCGCAAGCCGCACCGCTTGGATAATCAACCGCGTCGCGCCTTGCTCGGCTAAGGATTTCCACTCCTTATCGAAAGCCTCTATCAGCTCCTCTTTCGGACCATCCTCGACGCTGATGACGCGCGGTCGATGAAACGCCATATAGATCGGCGCATCCACGATCCGCGCGCCAAGCGGATGATAGACATATATGATTTTACAATCTTCGTAGCTAGGCTCATATCCAGGCCCAATGCGCTCGATAAGAGTCCAAAGCGGGGAAGGATGGCTTTTGTCTACGGTGACCTCTCCCTGCTCGCCACTGGGTGATGACCGAGGCCAAAATAAATTCCAGCTCACCAGCCGCTCCCGTCCCCGAGACCCAGCGACAGGCCATAGGTGTAGCAGTCGAGCAGGTCATCGTGGCTCATCGGCAAGCCGGGGCGATAGCCAATGACCTGCGACATAAAATGGTTCCGCGTTGATCCGTTCCAGTTGACTGATTTGTTCGCAGCATATTCGGTAATCGCCACCAGACTGCTCGCGTGATAGCTCACCGTCGAGAGCGCGCGTTCGTCCTTGCCGACCGACGTAAGCTTCGTGTGGATCGCCTCGACCGGCATGCGCTGTCGGATCGCCTGCTGGATGAGAATGGTGCCGGCACTTGCATCCTCGACAAACGGACCGCGCGGCTCATATCGCGCTCGGCACTGATCCGATAGCTCCTGCATGCGGCGCAGCACGGACGGATACCAGTCGATCAGAAGATTGCCGGCTATGTGCACAACGTCCCAGTCGAGAACGTAGATTTTCCGATCGTGAAGCCGGTTCTTCGCGAAATAGACAACCGCCGTGCCGTCATGCTCGCGGCCTGACTTCATCGCCGTATCGATCGTCGCATATATGCGATCGATGGGCGACGGCATCGGAACCGCTTTGCCATTCACAAGCCACGCATCCTCGCTAAAGAAAGGCGCGCCTCGCCAATCGACGAATTCCGCAAGGATTTCCTGCTGATAGACGAGAGGCGGATATTCGAGCGGCAGCCGCTCAAGTTCATCCTCTTGAAGGAAAGGATTAGCCGTCGTCGGCGCGTGGTATTCAACCCAGCCTTTTTCCTCGCCGTTGCACGCGCGATAGAAAAGCTGATTCGCCTGTATCCCCTTCGGCGTGCCGGCCATGATCGCCACGCCGCCGCGGTCGATCAGCGTGGGGCGGATCGCCTGCTCCCATACCGGTGTGATCTCGCGAATAGCGAGCGTCGCCTCGTCGATAATCACCAGGTCGTAAACCCGTGACCGGCCGGCGTTCTCATCCCCGAGCGTCCAGAATTCAATGCCGCCGCCGCTCGCCAGCTCGATGCTCAGAAACGTTGCGCTGCGAGAGGTCGTCAAGGGAGCAAGGAGCCTAGCCAGTCGGTCGAACGATGGCCGATTGCGGCGGAAGTCTGGCCCGAACCATCCGACGCGCAGGCCGCTAGTGCGCTCGCCGGGGCGGCCTATCGCAGCCTTCGCCGCAATCCACTCCAGGACGGTCGATTTGCCAAAGCGGCGGCCGGCCCGGATGACGATTTTTTCGTGATGCCGGACAAGATCGACAATCTCGCGCTGCCCGGCGTGCAAGCCCGGCAGCCGAATTTCCGCCGCTCGCTGCGCATAGGCTGATATGGCACGCTCCTAGGAGACATGGCGCCGCTCATGCGTAACGCCAGCATACCAACCATGCAGCGAAAACTTTGACAAGTCAATGGTATACGAAGATGCTTTGAGAGATAGGTTTAAGTATCTGAAATTACGCGATTATGCGCCGCCTCGCGCATCAAGCACGCCTGCCAGTCCTTGCCAGTCGCGGCCAAGCCATACGCCAGGATGTTCCTAGCCCCTCTCCGATCCGCGCGCTAGCTCAATCACACATGCGACCCGATCCTGCACACGCCGGCACACACGCCCGGCGAAAGCGCTCATGATCTCGTCATCCCGCGGACGCAGCCCGATCATCACGGCCAGATCGACCAGACGGAAATTCCGCACCAACGCGCCCTCCAGAGTCTCGACCTGCGGCTGCGTCAAACGCGCGTGGATGGCCCTCACGCGCTCGGCGGCTTCCAACACCCGCTCCGACGGGGACCGCGGGCCTGGCGACGATCCCAACCCCTCTCCGGTGCCTGCCGTCACGCGCTCGGTAGTCTCGCAGTCGCGCGCATACCGCTCGCACCATGCTTCCGCCTCTGCAGGTAGCAGACCGAGCCGCACCAGCCGCGTGCCCCATCCTACGACGCGCCAAGGCCGCACCGCCTCGGCGTCGAAGCGGGCGCCATGCGCTTCCTCAATCTCGACGTGCGCCGCCAGGCCGGTTGGCACGGCCTCATGCACCGCGCTCACGCTGCGTCATCCGGCGGGGGCGCCTCAGCCTCGCGCGCCAGAAAGGCCATGCGTTACCTTGAATTTGGTCAGGCAGGCAT